TTAGCTAAAGAAGTGGCTAGTACTATAACAATAAGCTATAGGAAGTTAATAATAGAACAAGACATACAAGAGATCAAGCTATTAATACTATACGTGCTTGACAATAAAATAAGCAACGAGCAACTAGACATCAAAGCTAAAGCAGTAGCAACACTGTGTGCCAACTATCATAATGCTAACAAGCAGCTATGTATACTACGCAGCTGAACTGCTTGATATTCCTGTTGCTCATCAACGAGATATGATAGGGTATAACATATCGCTTACGTAAGCATGCCCATCTTCTGTAAAGTGTCCGCGATCTTCTTGTAAGTATTCTGGCGGTATACCGTTATCGTTATTACGACTAATGTGTACAACTGGCAACCCACTGGATAGTTCTTCTACAATGCGATGATCGGAATAAGACCAACAACACAAGAATACTACATTAATGTTATTAGCTAATAGTGTATTACAAAAGTTATAGTGGTTAACGCTAAACACCTCGCTATTGTATTTCGTATTAACAAACTCATTTTGGTACTGCTCGAAGAATTTCGAAGTTTGCTTGTTATCTTGCCATTCGTGCGCACTATGTTTATACTTAACTGTAAAGCCAAAGTCTTCATACTTTTCTACTAGATCAACAATACCGCTGTATCCTTTATGTCGTTTAGCGATATTACTAGTCCAGAACTCTTGTCTATTGATCTCTGTATACTGTATTATTAATTTGTCGTTGCTTGTTATCTCACCAGACATTATCATACTGGTGATAATTCTCCATATGCGCTGGTTACTTCCACAACCAGCGGCTTTGTGTATGTACTCTGTGTTAAGTAAGTTGCTTAGTATATCACCATAGCATTGATTGACATATGTTCTATCACTGACACTGCACCCTGCTACTATTAACTTGTTTTTAATCACGTCATGTCATACCTTAGGTCAGAGCCCATTAAGTTCGTAAAGAAGCTAACCTTGTCTTCATACGCCATGTTAATATCAGTCTGAGTTAATGCAGTTACTACGTGTTCTTGTAGTTTATTAAAATGGTCAACTGTGGCTGCATTTAGTGTTAGTCCGATGCTATTGTATATTGTGCTTACATGGTTAAGATGGCAGCTAATATCTGGATGAGCATCGTATGTTGTGTTATTAAATCTAGTATTAGTAGTAGTATCAAAGATAACTGTTTCAGGTAAGTTGTCTAATAGATAGTCATAGCCTGGCAGAGTATAACTGTCAAAATCTACCATGTGACTCTGAAAATTTATATTAAACATTTTGTTGGCAGCTATAATAGCCGATGCATTTTTTACAGTATCATTGTGTTCGTTCCAGTACTGGTTAATAAATGATTTATTAAAATTAACATTATTAAAAATGTTGCCGCCACACATCCATTCGCCATTGGCTGCTAACCTATCTTCACGAGTCCACGAACTCCAGTTTACTAATATCGTGTCATCAGCATTGAACTTGTGTTTTAAATCGCACTCTATCATTTTATGTAAGATGGATACATTGCCTATGCCGCATACACCCCAATTATAATATCGAGTATTTAAATCAAAATTTATTATGTCAGCCCATGTTGGCCATAGGTAGCGAGTAAAACTACACCCGAATGTAAATAATCTACCTGACATTTCTAGTATTACCATAATGTATCACGTGGCAATCGTCATTAACGTATGCGCGCCATGGATCAATTACAATACTATTAACAGGCACATTGCAATATAGTGTGTCTGCGATATCTTTTCCGGTATATTGATACGTAGTGCTTGCACTATGCGCTAATAAAAACACACATGGTTCAGTTGGTGCGTAGTCATCGCCTGTCAGCGGGTCTACGTATACTGGTTCGTGTCCTGCTTGAGAACAGTAATGACCTATTAGTAAACTATAACTTCCATCGCAATACTCTACATTAGGTTTAAATGCTTTGCCATGTATAACAATTTGCATATTATTATGCAACTCTGCTTGTTGTATTAGAGCTAATGCAATATTCTTTGCTTGTATTTCTCTAGCAGCCATTATACTGTCAAACAGATCATATCCTAGGTTTAATTCTTCAGCCATGTAACGTAGTGCAATATTATCACGTGGATGGCATCCACCACCATCGCCCATTCCAGCTTTCATATACTGTGGGCCCATTATGCGCATTGTACTTTTTGCTAACGCATTAGTAACTACGTCTACATTAATGTTTCCTTGTTTCTCTGCTACATCTTGTATCATATTAACAAGACCAATTTTAGCACTAATAAATGTATTGTAGAATACTTTAATACATTCACATTCGTCCCAAGTACCAATCTCATAACGTGGATTGTTTTCCATTATAGTCTTATAAAAGTCCACAATAATCTTTGCATCACCGGTTGCATTTCCATCCTCTGTGCCGATCATTACCATTTCTGGATTAACCATGTCCCATGCAACACTGCCCATTGCAATTAAGTAAGGGTTGTATATAAAACGAGTGTTTGGTACAAGGCTAACAAACTCTCTGCGTACTGTACCAGGTAGTACTGTACTAATGAGAACAAGTAATTGATCTGATGTCATATGCTTGTTCGCTTCAGTTAATACACTTTTTACTATATCATAGTTAAAATCTTTTGGATCAAGGTGTGCTGTTGGTGCCTTGCCATCGTAATTACTATCGTGTGGAGTAGGAACTGCAACAAATACAATGTCACGACCTGCTACACAATCTGCAATGCTACTATGCATTGTAACTAATTCACTTGTAGTTGTTACAACATCATATCCTGTTACGCTATGTCCTTTGCTTGCAATAGCTTCTGCACATGGCATTCCTAATTTTCCAGTTCCTATAAATCCTATTTTCATGTTAGTTTCCTATTTTCATTTCCAACAACTTCAAACTGTGGCGTACAGAAAATAAGTTTTCCTCCGCTTGCAATCCAATCTTTCATAATGCGATTAACAAATAAGTCTTTAAAGTGAAATGGGAACACTAAAAAGTAATCAGCATCGGCTTTAGCATCGTCTTCGTGTACGATAGGAATACTACTACCTACTAAGTACTTGCCTATTTTATCTGGGTGTATCTCTGCCGCGCCTGCTATCAGCTCACTGTCTAGTCCATAGTATTGCATAATAGTATTGCCTTTGGTACTAGCTCCCATAATATACACACGCTTACCTTCTGCTACTACGCTACGTAAGAAAGTTACAGTGTCGTCTCTGTTCTGTATAATGTTATCACTCCATTCGCTTATTCGCTCCAATGATACATCTTCTGCGTAACTAATGCTTCCTGTAGTGTAATGCCTAATGTATAGTTGGTAGCTGCCACCATTGATGTCGTTCTCTAGTACTTTGTATATCTCTAGTCCATGCCGTTCCATTAAGTTAACCAGGCTGATATAGCTGTAGTATTCAATATGTTCATGTATAACGTTACCTAAGTCATTGCTTGCTAGCATTGGTGCTGCTGTCATCAACTGACATAACCATACTCCGTCTTCATCTAGTACACGCTTAATATCTGCTACAAATCTATTTGGGTCATCTAAGTCGTAAAACATAGCAACTGTTGTGATGACACTAGCACGTTCTCCATGGCCCACACTGGCTGTCCAGTTGTCGTATGTAAAGAAGTCACCTATCATATACTCAGTGTGTTGCACTAGTTCGCTATGTATGTTCTTCGCTGGATCGCAACCAACTCGCACTACTAGTTCATTGTTATATCTACTAAGCAGTGTTCCATCGTTGGCACCTATGTCCAGCACATAATCGCCTTCTTCTAGTCCAACTTCGATACTGACATCATCTACTATACTGTGTAAGTTATCAACAATCTTTTGATTAAGACGTGATAGGTACCAATAGTTCTCATACAGTTCTTGTTCACGCACTGTATGATCTAGTTGTATTAGATCGCATTCACTGCAATGCACTAGCGTAAGCGGTGCGGTGCCAACGTCTGTGTTTGGTTCTATTGTGAACGCATTAATCTTTAGTTCGCCGATGTCGAACACAGTGTCCATGTTGTCTGTACCACAACTGCGACACTGTGTTACTTTCTTTACTTGTCTCATTTATTTTCCTTTTTGAATTCGTAATCTTCGTTTATTATCACCAGCTTACTAGAATCTACAAAATCTATACGCTTTGATCGTAGGCAGTAATTAAATAATACATCACTGTTGTTATGCATCGATTCACAGAAGTCATCAAGTATTAATATTTGTGCATGTGGGAACCGTTGTTTAATAGACTCTGCATGATCTAACACACACATCTCAGTGTGAATGCCGAATACTAGAATAAGATTGGGTGTTGTTACTGGGCTTATTTGAAAGTCAGTGTGTATGTTAAATATATCAAGTTGCGATCTGACTGGATATTTGCTTTGAACTAATCCGTTTTGTTTTATAACTTGATTAACAAAGTCGTTTTTCTTAGTAAACTCTACAAAACGAGTTGCTATATTGTCCATTTCATTTTCAAATGCAGTATGTATACCAGGAACAGTTATATCTACTGCATAGATTTGTGTAAATTTTGTTCTAGCATGCACATACATTTTATTATCGTCATGTATCGGTGTGCCATTTATAACTCCAGCTGCCATTATTTAAATCCCTTTGTATAACTTATATCAGGATATGTATGGCTGCCAGCGCAATCATCATTATAGTCTGGAAGTGATTGTAGCTTTGCTAATCCTATTTGTGCAGCTTCAGGAGTCATGAAGTAATGCCAACCAGCGAATGTAATATTATCCTCTTCATACGGTATGTTCATATCTCTTCCGTCATGTACCGCACGTTGGGCCCAGTCGTAAAACTCCTTATCGTTTGTTAATATCATTCCGCCTCTACCTGTACTTAATATTTTCTTAAACTGAAAACTAATACAAGTACTTGTATCTTTCACGTACTGCTGGCGTCGTAATCTTGCAGCAGAATCTACTACATTTGTATTACTTATATTATAACATCCAGACCATTTATTGTCAACGAAATCCACAGATAAACCCATGTGAATGCATTGCATTGCAACACTAACGTATGTATTGTTAGGTAACACGACACTGCTAATGTTATGCTGTTGTTTGTAGTAATACAAACTCAAGAACAGTGCGTGTGTGCAACAGTCAGTTGCTATTCCATATCTGGCTCCTGTATAAGCTGCCATTTGTTTTTCAAATTCGTCTACGTGTTTAAATGGGTTTACCATGTTCGTCTACCTTTATAATTGGAGGATTGCTGTCGTGCCATCTCTGTGTAAGCATGCTAACAAATTTAAAATCAGTTAATGCTATAAATGTGTGAGGTGTGTCTTTTGGTATTCTGATACTGTCGCCAACATGTAATACTGTTTCGTATACTTCGTCACTGTATTCTTTAAACATGCACTCGCCTTCTACTATCATCATGTACTCTACAAAGTGTGGGTGATAATGATAGCCTCTGCTATCGCCTTGTTTTGTAATCATTAGATTGTATTCAACAATGTTCTCATCTGGATAAAAACTTCGTATAGTACCTCGATGATCTGTAAACACGTCAGGGTTCATTACTGTTACATTTTTCATATTACTTCTAACCTTTCTATTTTACAATTCTTCATAATGTCTTCTAAGTTAACTGGTTTGTTAATAATATTTCCCAATGGTATTCTTCCTATTTGGCTTACGTCTGTACTTCTGTTGTGTTGCTTCATCCATGTAACAAATTGTTCACTATTGTAAAAGTCGGTAAGATCATTTAACGGATCAATTTCAAATGCATAATGCAAACACTCTCCTACGTTTGTAATGTCTTCGTATGAAGGATCATCATTATCTAGCCAACATTCTCTAAAATCTTTACCCAGTATTCTTTTTGCTAACCACACATCATGATTGTTATTTGTTAACAAATGGTGTACTGGTGCATCAGCAAAAAGAGATATCGTGTCATTGTCTTTAAATCCTTGATCCCAATACTGAGATTGATGCCTGGTGCCGGGAAATGTTGATAAGCCTGGGCTGGTGTAGTTCTTTTCAATTTCGTGTGCTAATTGATTTAAAGTCAGTAGTACTGATAACATATCATCGAACTGTGTTTCAAACAACTGATTAATATTTACCGGAATGTAATCTTTGTCATTTACTATATAAGGTTTTCTGAACATTAAAAATACAAGCCATCGATGAATACGATTAATATGCAATTGAAGAACATCTGTCTGTAGATGTTTAAGTTCGCTGTTAGTAGGAAAGAAGCCAGGTATATCTATTCCCAACTTTATTAATTCAGTAAACCCGTTTGTAAGGTTGTCTATACTATTATACAGTAAGTCAACATGCGTGTTACTAGTTGACCCGAGTGCTACACATTCAGTAGTGTCTAATTCCATTGATGTAACTGTAGTTGCCCAGTTATGTATCCATGGATCATTAATAAGATCTATGTATAGGTTTTCGTTGTTAGTCAATGTTAGTTTTAATTTCATTTTCGCATGCCCTTAAACACAGTAGATTGGAATAAGTCATTAGTGTTGTCGATGCTCTGAAAAAATGTCAGAGGTAGTGTATGTTGATCGCATAAGCGCTGCGTAGCTTTTACATCTTTAGGTAAGCAGGCTCCGCCATATCCACGTAACTCGGGCTTCACATCTAAGTATTCGTCTGGCATATCGCTGCTTCTTAAAAATGCTTCCTTAACTCTATCGTACTCTGCTCCAGTTGATTGGCATATTTCATAAAATACATTAGCAAATGTTATGCGAGTGGCGTTAAATGTGTTCCAATAGTACTTCATCATTTCTGATTCTACTGGAGTTACACGCATAGCGTCTTTGGGATACTCGCCATGGCTTCGTTGTACTAAGTAATAATGATTAACATTGTTGGTTCCTACTAATAATAAGCGATGATTAAAAACAAAATCATATTCTGCACTACGTTCTTTAAGGAATTCCGGAACAAACACTATCTGATCGTTATGCTTATCAATGAGACGTTGTGTAGTTCCTGGCTCTATTGTACTTTTTATTGCAATAACGCCCTTGTATTCTAGTTCATACAACTCATCTACTACTGATTCTACTATAGATGTGTTGCAACTGCCGTCTTTATTCGCAGGTGTTGGTACACATATGTATACGATTTCAGTAGTTAATATATTAACCATACGTGTATTAATTATAATGTCGTGGCATGTTACTTCAAATCCCAATCGGTTGAAGCCAGCATTCAATGCTGATCCTACTATGCCTTCGCTTCCTACTATACCTATCTTCATTTAATATCATCCCATAACTTGATAAATTCTGGACAACTCTCAAATATATCAGTGTCTCTTATTTCATCATGCGTTTTGATAAACTCTTTAAACCCATGTTGCTCGCTGAGTTCAAATCGATGATCTTGATTCATTTTTATTTTAAAGTTGCCGAAACTGTTATTTAAAAATCTTAGAAATTCTGTGTCCGTTTGCTTATCAATAAATTGTTGTATATCATTTACTATTTTTTGTCTATAGTCCAACGGCAAATTATACGCATTCATCCATGTTGGCATGTATACAAAATTAGTGAATACAATATTTTTAATAGACTTTGATTTAGCATATTCTAATAAATCAACTATGCCTCCCAAGTTTAGCGCACTGATAGTAACATCTAAGTTTATTTTATCTTTGTAATATTTAGATGCAAGTGAAATGTTGTGATCTAATATATCCCATTGTGTACCAGTTCTTACATATTCGCCTCTTGTGCCAACTGCATCAATACTAATACCAGCGTGCCAATTTGTGAATTTATCCCAATAATCAAAAATGTGTTTACCTTTGTACTCTAGTTTTAATAGGTTAGTGTTGTATACAATTTTTACATCATACCTGCCTATTCTATCTAGTTCTTCTAGTATATCCCAATGTATTTTATTAAGTATAGGCTCACCGCCTGCAAAATAAAACTCGTTAATGTATGGTATATTTTCCATAATATCATTGCTAATGTAATCTGCATTTACTTCTAGTACGCCGTTGTTTTTTACACTTGTACCTGGTAAGTGTGTAGTAAACTTTGTATCGTGTTTTAGTGATTCGAGATTCCATAAACTACTAAATCGCGGAGAACAGCTTAAACATTTCATATTGCATATATTACTTTGACGTATGTCAACTATTCCCAGTCTGTCGTTTAATAATTCTGCTCTATCGTTATCTACAATTTCTTGATAGTAATCCGAATGCATATTATTTGAATGCTGACGCAAACTCATCACACCATCTTTTTCATCATCCCAGCATATTTTGCAACTCTCTGGTTCAACACCATTGAGCATGTCTTGTCTTACTTTATTCCATTCTACACTGTGTCGTATATCGTGTATACTATTATCTGCTGACACTATGTCATTGTGATGTGGCAATTGTCTTTGTTGCTTGCAACACATAGTAACGTCACTGTTAGGAGTTATATGTAATCCTTTCCAAGCGTATGTGCATATCTTATTCATGTGCTTTTCCATTTAACGCTACACCCGAAACTTGGATTAGGTTTCCAATTAATTGGCTTACCGACTAATGTTAAGTCTAGTGCATGTCTTAAACTGCTACCAGATGGCATTAACTTGTTACTTGTGTGACTTGGATCTAGTTCACCATGGTATACTATAATACCTTCTTCGTTAACAATGTAAAACTCAGGAGTACAGATTGCGCCATACTCGTGTGCTATACTCTGATCTTCATCAAACACATAAGCACATTCTAAATCCCACTTTTCTACAAATGCTGGCATCAGCTCTTCTGCGTCCTCTGGGCTGCTATCATCTGTTGTCGGGCTTGCGTCATTGCTGTTCACTGCTACAATTCTAACTTGATCTTTGTAGTCCTTGACCAACTGGCTGATTGCTGGCATTCTAAATAATACATATGGACAATGATTGCAGATGATCATTATGAGATTAACCCTGTTAGGTTTAACTAAAAGTGTTGGAGTTTCTCCGATCATGTTACTGCTTGTTATTAGTGCCATGTTACGATTCTCCTTGAAGTGAGGTATTGCTTATTAAGTGATGGAAGTTATGCGACACATTTGGATGCGAGTTTATAATTTCCAGTTGTTCTAAGAATTCATTGTGCTGTGCATGTAACGGATCAAACACACTAATAGCAGTTACATGCTCTTGTGTAAAAGCACCAGTTTCCCAATAAACATGTTGTCTAAAGTTAATAGTAAAATCTCCCATCATGTTTTTTGTAATACTGTTAATTAATTCTATTGCCTGATTCATTTCTTTGAAGTTGTACTGGCTTACTACATAACTAAAAACAAAATGTCGTTTCATATCCGTTAAGCCAACTAAGAATTTAATATTAGCAATCAACGAATCCCATACGCCGCCCAACCGTGTAACATTTTCATAAGTCTCTTTTGTACCTGCATCTAAACTGATGTCAAGAATTTTAATATATTCTTGACAGTTAAAGCTATTCCACATTTTCTCGTTAAGTAATACACCGTTGGTAACTAATTGAATTGCATCAATGTTTGGATATTTTAATGCATCAAAGTTAATTAAAAAGTCTCTGTATATTTTACTATAGATAGGATCACCAGAACCCGTTAACATGATTTGTTTAATGCTATCACCAAAGGTATCTTCAATCTCATCTTGCACTGATTGTTTGTTCTTGTGTGCTACGCTGTTTACATTGTCATTTGGAATGATATCAAATCTACAACTAGGGCACTTCATGTTACAGCTTCTATCCTGTCCGTATAATATAGTTTCTACCATTGGAACTGCTGGCGGCACAAAGTTTTCTTTTAATTTAAAGTTGTAAGTTTCATTTGTCCTGCCAGCAATAACTTCACTTAGGTCGGGACACAGTGTGTGATCGCAATAACTGTAACTACCGTCCAACACACTTTCTCGGATCTTTTCTGCTGTTTCTCCAAACCATCCTTTAGTAATAGACACTTCGTCTGGCGAGCCTACATTATTAATACTAGTCGGCAGCCAACTTGGACAACACATATACGAGCCGAAGTGATTCACATCCAAGTAGTTCCATGGTTTAGTACATACCCATTTTTTTAATGTTTCTTCTTTTGACATTATTCCTCCGAAGCTGTTATCTTGAGCAAGACAGGTGATCTGTTCTTACAAGTAAACAAATGTTCTCTGTTGCTAATTAATCTATCTGTAATCTGTGCGTATATTTCCAACCAATCAGAATGGCTAAGATTGCACAAGCGAGTAACTTCATGGAATGTTGCATTCATTCGTGCTGCTGGATCAGTAATAATGTCATAACTATGATCTATAAAATCATCAAATACATCATATCCAAACTCGCGTAACGCTTGCACACTATATGGCTCTGCAAACATTACAAACGGTTGTAGCCAAGCTATTGCTTTAAATGTTTTTTCACTATGAAATATTGTATTTTCTGTATAGTTTGTTTCCACGATCATCTCAAAGTACGAATCCAAATGTGCATTTAATAATTCATTACTAACAGTTCGTGCTTGATTCTTTGTCAAATCAACCTGCTCGTGGAATAAATGCTTCTCTCCATGTCGTACAACCCATGCTGTAAGTTCTTCTACGTTATGTCCCCATATCCTTGCAGTTTTATTAATAGTATTATAAAAGCCATTTATTGTAAAATTTAATCCTGCGCCATGTTGCGTAACTACTCCAAAACTATAGTTAATGTCGTTTTGCAAATTTAAATCATTTATTTTCTTAACAATCTCTATGCGAGCTGGACGTGTTAATCTGTTCTTACATATTGCTTTAAATTTAGCTGGGCCTTTTGGAAATAGCTTTGATTTTGTATACTGTTCTTCTATATACGTGTCACAGTCTGCTCGACGATTAGCAACTGTAAGTTCCCAATAATTAGCATACTGCGAAGATACAATATGTTTAGTACCTTGTTTGTAGTCACCTGAAAAGTAAATAGTACTATCTGCAAACTCGCCTAAGAATTTTTTAAATCTGTGTGCATCAAAGAACACAGCCGGAAATCCTTCAAGTGAATGATCTAATATAATTTTACAACGACCTTGTCGAATGTCAGTTGCTACGTCGTCTGGCACATATAATTGTTCAGTGTTGCCGCCTCTGGCACACACATCTAGTAACTGAAATGTAGCATTGTCTGTATATATGTAATAGTAATAAAATGTGCTAGGACGCGTATACGTTATGTTCATTTTTAAAAATGTTGCAATTGCTTGTCCACCGTTGTCTATTAATAATGTATTCTTAATTAATTGATTTGTTGTCTTTGTATGATCAGTGATATATAATTGCATACAACTATTTATGATAAATATATTAGTAGTTAATGAAAGGATTAATATGATTTTAATAACAGGAGCCAATGGCTTTATTGGAAAACGCTTACGCGAATACGTAGATTGCATCACAGTTGATTATGATAAATGTGATTACAATGGCGACTTGTCTGACCCAGACTTTATAAAAACTCTGCCAGATGTTGATACGGTTATTCATTTAGCTGCGTTTAACAGTACAAAGAACTTTTATAGCACTCCGTTTAGTGTTATTGATAGTATTGTTACTCCCACAATGAATTTACTCAAACGTTATCCAACTGCACACTTTGTGTATGCTAGTAGCAGCGAAGGATATGCTAGCACAGTTAATCAAGGATGGGCGCCCGTGCCTACGCCAGAGGATGTAGCACTTACAATAGAAGATATTACTAATCCACGATGGTGTTATGCTAGTGGCAAAATTGCAATGGAGAGTGCTGTTATTAGTAACAGCATTGAACACAATAGCACATATACTATCATACGATTCCATAACGTATACGGGCCTGGACAATTGAATCATTTTATTCCCGAGTTTGTGGATCGTTTAAAACAAGGCAACAGTGTACTATACGGACACAGCGACACAAGAAGTTTCTGTTACATAGACGATGCATGTGAACTTATTAAGAATGTGTATGACACTAAGAACGAAATTATTAACATTGGATCTGATGCTGAAACGACTATACTAGATGTAGCACATCTAATAATGGAATTAATGAACATAGACATTACGACACTTAAACTGGAAAATGGACAAGTAGGAAGTACGCCGCGGAGGGCGCCTGACATTACTAAACTACGTACAATTGTTCCAGACTTTAAATACATGAGCCTTCGAGCAGGATTAATAAAATGCTTATAAGTATCTAACATGAAAATACATTGGAGCAATGGACAAGTAGCTAATATAGAATTAATTAAAAATGATTTTGTAGAATATTGGCACAGCATTGCTGCTCCGTTGGAAGCAGCTAATAAACGAATCAATACCTGGCACTGGCATGAGATACCTAGCAAGTTAGTACCAGATGAAAGTGATTATATTGTCCGTGCAACACAGATTAAAAAATTCAATGACAACGTAGATTTACTTGCAAACAAGCATGGCATACATTTCCCAGGCAAGATGTATGCTGATCAACCTCAGATATTTTTAAACAAAATACATCATTATATCACACATGGTGCATTTACTCGTAAGTGGTGGGATTTACCCAACGCTAGTATTGCTGATATGGTAAACGCAAAGTACACACACTGGCGAGAGTACGATTGGGATAAGCATCATGGAACATATGATTTTGATTTAACAAACAAAGACGATATTGAAATTTCTAGGATATTGTTTGAAATGAATTGTGAGATTCATGAATACGAGGAGACTATTATAACGCCACGTAAAGAAGAATTGTTTGATATGGGATTTAAACAACAAGATGGAGACCATATCATTCAACGGTGGAGTAACAATGATAATAGTCTAAGAATGTTTGACACATATATAATTGACAACCAGTATAGAAAATATTGCACATTTGACACTGATCCAGACTTATGGTTACCGTTTAGTGTGTTAGGCAAAGAATATCTTACATGCTGGCTAGACATGGACAACCCATTGCCGTTTGATGTTACTAACATAGATCATCACGCTCACATTGGATTCGAATGGCAACCGAATAGTTTTAGTGTACAAGTATTAGGACATGCTAATTTTAAACAATACCTAAACGATCATCACGTACCGCATGATGAATTTATTATAGGCAAGATTCCATTAGGGTACTGTACTAATAAAAGTGAATTAGACTTAGATGAAATTAGTCGTAGTAACGTTACTCACGTAGAAATGTAATTTATATATTTTGCAAAAATATTTTCTTCAATTGGTGCAATATCAAACAAGTGCTTTAAATTATAATCCAATGTTTCTTTTAAATGGTCGGTAATAATATGCGAGTGGTGTATTTTTCCTAAATGTTCAACTTGTGTTAGCACAGCATCCCATCGCTCTGCATCATCTTCAATGTCGTCATAACTTTCATCTATTATATTTCCAAACGTTTTAAATCCTTTGCTACGTAATAACGATAGGCTACCTCGACATCCTACTATTAAAAATGGGGTGCTGTGTAAGATAGAAGCTAGCACTGCATCGCTTATAAATAATTTTCTACCTTCTGCCCAAGTTTCGGTTACTAAACAAAACGCGCTGTTATGATAGTGTGAGCGTATACTGCTTATGGAATCTGCACCAGCGCAATAGTCTGTATTAAAATCAACATCATCTAGTTTACGTGGCAATGTGTCATGTAGTTCATACATGTGCTTTTTAATATCATGCCAGTCGAATGTATTGTTTCTATCAAAATAATCAGGCCAGTTGTCCTTCCTAGATTTTAATTTACCAAACGCATCAATTATAGTAGACGCTGGAAGGCCAGATATTTCTTTTGGAAAACTAAAACAAATGTTACTGAATGCGTCTGCACTGTTTTGTTCTTGCATTTTCTTTAAACGCGAGACAGTATATCCTCTATGTGCTTTGGGAAATCTATTAGGACATATTAAGAAGTTAGATGGCGCGGTATTGTGATTACGTGCAAAGTGTGCAGCGTTATTAATAGAAGTGCTAACAATGTTAACAAAGCTCCACATAAACATACAAAAACTTTTTACATTTATTTCGCTGTGGTTGCAATACTCTTCAGCGTTCATGTCTCCAGTAAGCCATGTAATTTGCTTACAATCAATTCCACGTCGACGAGCATTAGATGCTAATGACAAATGTAAATTTGCACTCTCAACATGATTGATTGTGTTGTCATATACAGGTCCCCAGCTTTCTTCCATTGTATCTATAACAATGTGTATACGCTTTTGATTTATTAAAGGAACCCAGTCAACTGGTATGCAATCTAAAACAGTTCCGTCATATATAGTACTCACGGGCTTGCGCAAACAGTCGCCGTGGTGCTTCAGCCATATAATTTGAGTATCGTGATTTGTAATGTCAAACTGAGTCGATGTGTTAACTGACATACGTGTACCGTATAATACACCGCCAAGCGCAACATCAAACCAGTCTGTATTGGATATCCTAAGAAGGTTGATTGGCTTCATGCTTAGTAGTCTCTAGTATACAAATTTCAAAAAACTCTTTCATTTCAGGAAATGTTTCTAAGAAATTTAGATTCCTACGTTTGTCATACTCTTCTACAAACTTAACAAAATTAATACGCTTCATTGATATTGATTGATTAGTTGAGGTATTGTCTGGAGCTGTTTGATCTTTTATTTGCTGTAGTATATCAATTAATATTCTTCGTAGCTTCAGCGACTCGTTAGCTTCGAACCCCATTAATTCATCCCAGCCTGGGTTAGTTGTGTTCTTATACATAAACTCTACTGCTGGAAACAAATAGTCTTGCACTAATGCTAACGTAATTATGTTTGCATCTAAAAATTCAGGGTGCCTTACATACGGAATATCAATTCCGACACGCGAAGCCTTTCCACTTGGTCTGCCTATATGTAACGGAGATTTGTATCGACCTAGTTCAGCTGAAACATCAAGTCCGCATTCTTCAAACCACTTAACAAGACCATTTATGTTATAAGATTGTTTTAAGAATAAAACATACTCTAGTAATTTCTTAAATGATGTTATGCTAAACACGTTGAACGCAGACATAAATGTAATTCTACTATTGTCGGTATTGTCAAGAAAATATTCTACATTTTCTTTAAACAACTCCCAGTTCATTCCGTGTCTGCTGTATTCGCATTGGGCGTCAGTTGCCTCGGCACTAACAAACAATGTCATGTTCCTAACACTGTTAGTGTCTGTTAATTGTTTTGATAGCGTTGTAAATTTTGTCCAAAGTTTTTCTGGAACACATGCATTGCTGTTTACTGCAAACTCTAAATTTGGATTTGGATTCTCTAAAAGATATTCCATTACTTTAAACGTGTGCTTACTCATTAGAGGCTCGCCGCCTGTTACTCTAAAAGTGTGCATAGACTTTGATGCTTCAGGAAACCATTTCCAAAAAGCCTCGGTGTATGGATTATCCTCTTTGTCTTTGTATTGTGCTTTACCAAGTGCGTTAAACGTAGAGCCGTTTACTTTATACGGACCGTGTGTTGTTATTTCTTCTATCCACTTACTACTGAACATTGGTCCACAGTAACTACATTTTAAATTACATACATTACTAAAACTTACTTCTACATACTTAGGCATGACATCTTCGTCACCAGTCATTTGTACAATGTCGTCGTGTGAATCTAAACTATAAGAATCTAAACTTTTTAATGTACGGTCACTAAATTCTCCAGTGTTGTCTTCTATTCTCCAACAAAAGTCACACTCGCTTGGACGCTTGCCTTCTAACATTGTTTTGCGTTGTTGTTTCTTAAATAATGTATTATGTAATGCGCTTGGGTTGTTAGCAATTTCTTCTAACGGAATCTTGTGTGCAACTGGATGATGACAACTATGAGTCAGTCCCTGACCTAGGTGCATAGTAACCTGTGTCCATTTTGCTAAACAAAAGCCCGGGCCTTTGTCGTTTAACAAATCACGCATTGCAATCTTGTTGTCATGATCAGCATAGATGTTACCATCGTTTGCTACAGTCATGTTAGAATCTTTTAATTTTTTGCTCATACTGTTCGCTCTATGTCCTCTTCGATGCATTTGTCACCTGATTGAATTTCAATAACATGACAGGGCTTGTCTGAATCATTGTATGCCCTGTGCCAGGCTAGTTTAGGTATCACGTTGATATCACCTACTACGGCAACAGTTGTAATTTCAGTATCATCAAGTTGAATTTTGCATTCACCCTTAATCACATGCCACGTCTCGTTGCGAAACGTATGTCGTTGATTACTTAAACTTTTTCCTGGTAAGATAACAAGTTCCTTTACCTTAACAGTTTGTTTGTCATCTAATACTCGCCAGTATCCCCATTCTCGTTCAGTCTTCTGTGTTTTCCACTCGTTTAATATCCAACTGCTAGAGTTTTTCTTATTCTCTCCACCAACACCAAATACAAACTCAACATCATCAACTACCATTTCTGGTACATTCTCATTCGTTCTATCTCCGCCATTAGCAAAGACTAATTTATCGTTGGGATAATGCGCTCGTACTTGTTTTATGAAGTTTATAGCAGTATCATCATCGTCCATGAATGTGAACACTTCGTCTACCATTGATAGATTATTAACTATACAAAGTCGTTCATTCCATGGCATAAAGGCATTACCTTTTTTACGTTCTAACCATTCATCGGAATTTAAGCCAACAATAAGTATATCACCTAATTCTTTGGCTGCTTTAAAATAAGCAATATGACCACTATGTAATGGATCAAATCCACCGGTAACTAGTACTATTGTTCTCATTCCAGCGTGTCCACTACTTGGTCTTCTCTAATTTGCGCGCCCATGCGACTAGGATTGATATATACTTCTTTAAAGAAACGTGAGCCTTCTTTGCCTAAGTCTGCAATTTCAAGATCTAATTCTTTGCGTAAGTCAATGCCTAGTGCTAGACTTGCTGCTTCAACTGCTTTGTAATCCCATCGTGTGCCTGTGCGCTTGCACATCATGTCATTGGTTTCTGTCTGGAAGTGTGGAAGCACTTCGTTATTGAAGTAGTCTGTTAGCCATTTAAAGTCTCTGACATTTTTCCAATCCCAGTCAGTGCGAGTGATGTTTGTCATGTGACAGCCAAGCCTTGCGCCGTATATTGCCCAGATGCCGTTTTCGCAGTCGTCTCCCACACTCATCCATGTTAGCAAACGTTTGTAGTTCTTAACATGCACTTCTTTCTTTAGGTTAGCAGGATTAATGACATCGCCGTCTACTAGTCCCATCTTAACGCCCTCGCGGAACCCAGCGCGCCAGGCTTGCAATGGGCTGCCGTTGTTCATTACATCGCAATACACATTGTTCATTTGTACGTAGCTAATGTTCCAACAGAAATCTACCTGAGCACGTTTGTCGCCCGCTGGTGCATTTTCATGTGTCTTCATGTTGTTAACAACATCTTTGGGCCAACACTTAATGCCGCCGTTGCCATACACTAGCCCATTAGTAATATTCTTGCCAGCCCAACTAACAACATCTGTTTCTTTGATTTTGTCCATGTCTATCTCAACGCTAAAGAATGCGTCATGTACAATATTATCTGCGTCAATTGTAATAAAGCGATCTGTTTCTGCTAATGCAGCAGCAGCTTTGTGTGCAGCATCGCTTCCCTCAACTCCGTGGCTACGTTTTGCCCATGGGCATTTGTCTAGTAAGTTTGCGTAGTTTTCATCCGCGTTTGGTTCGTCGTAGCTAATATACACTATGTCAAATTCATTAATGCTAGTCATGTTGCTCATTGTTCTCTCCATAATAGTTTACTGTTAGCTTTGTATTCTTAAAAGTAAAAACTGGATTAGCTGGCCAGTTTGTAGGCAAGTCTAACTTTATTTCATTGTTAAGCAATTTATTTGTACTAACTGTTAGTGTAGTCACATAGTTGTCTACGTATGTATCCGATATATGCAACTCAAGTCGTTTCTTGTTCTCAAAATAGTATAACATGTCTTTTGATATTTTACTATCGATAATTAACATATCATTTAATATATACATATTTATGTGAGATATTTCTGACACGTTTGCAGATTGATATAATCTTTCATTGTCAAGTGATGATTCGTGTGGCACATCAGTAAACTCAATGCCGTAGTTTTTAAACACAGGCTTTGTGTATACACTAACATCATCCCAACTATTAATGTGCTTCATGATTTTGTGTGGCACATCAAATGTTAATGATGACTCAGTTAATAACTCAACAGGGTCAACAGGAACGATCCCAATTAAATAATCAGGATCGTTCTTTTTGCAAATATAAAGATTAAGTAGATTCTGTTCTGCATTCTTAATAGTATTAATTTGTCCAAGATTAAGTGCCTGGCGAATATTTGCAAAGTTTATTGTAACGTGTATTTGGTTAAGGTCTCTTGTGATTTTAATATACATATCACACGTAGAAGGTTCTTGTCCTTGTTTGATTGCATTTAATTGTGTGTTTCTGGATTGTAAAACTAGCGTAGTGCTTTTAACATCAATGTCCCATGATTGAATTGATTCATCCCAATGCATTGCATATTTGCTAATATTTTTTGATCCAGTTATTAACTCTTGGCAAACATTGTTTGTAGTAACTGATACAATGTCGTCTGGCGTTGTTGCTTTAATAACTCGTGGGCTTACACTGATAATACGCCCGTTTTCTTTTTTAGACTTTACCCACCATCGTTGATTGTTGTGCTCGCTACTTTGTAACGTTTGTGTAATGTTGTTGCTGTTCATCAAATATCTCGTCTGTTAAGAATTCGTTGTCGTAATAGTATATAGTGCCGTTGATTGCATAGTTTTGTATTTTTATCTTGCCTGCTGCACTTGACCAAACGTTTAGTCTATCAGTCCAGTTGCTATCAGCACCTACTCTACTTAGCTTCATATCCACATACGTTAGAATGTTATCATGATAACATGTAACATCATTTCCTGTATGTGTAGCAACTAACGAATGCATTATATCTGCGTCGAACAAATCTGGAACATGTTGCGGTGCAACATACAATGCAAATACATCTTTCCAGTGTTGAAAATAAACATCTGCTAGCTTAAAGTGTGCTAATGCAATATCAGATCGTTTAAAGAAAAACATGTTACTATACATTATATTAATGTTGTATTCTTTATTCAGTTGCAATTGATATTTTGGATTCACAACATTTTGTCTGAAGTCATGTATTTGTGTTGGGAATGCAATGTCATGATGATCCACTAAGTAATCCCACAAGCTAGTATGATCCACTTTAACCAATGACTTACAATCAATTGCAATTGTGTTGTTATACGGGCTGGCCCAATACAACTGCCAATCGTTTTGTCTACAAGTTGTGTGCTTCTTAAATGGTAACTCAGTAACTGCATCGAATCCATCTAAGTACTTCTTTGCTACAGTTTTTAAAGTTGGAACAATAAGCGTTACACTGGCGCCAGGCATTTTACTTTTAATTGTATATGCGCAGCATTGTGCTTGTCTATATTCGGTTTGGTTTACAGCAATGATTACATACCCATTGTCTGCAATGATGTCAGATGTCATTTGAAATGCTCCATTATTTTTGGTCTCATTCTAGCAAGCGCACGTTTGTTCATAACGTGCAAATCTAAATGACTGTGGTTGATTAATATATTTTTCCAATTCTCTGTGTGGTCATGTCCAAGACAAACCCAGTCTTGCAGATTATGTACATCTACAATATCATCCTTTTGAGAAAGGTAATACATCGGAGTATCACTGAAGTTACGCACTACGTTGCTATCTTCCATTCCGTTTAAAATATGAACAGCGATGCTTACACAGTAGTCTGTTCTAAATAGTTTACCTGGGAAGTTATACAAGAACTGATAGAAGTCGTAGTTATCAGCTACGTGTGCCCATGTATCAAAGAACATTTTACTAAACTCGCCGCGGTCAAAATACACAACAGTACTCCACCACATTTTAACACCTGCGCCGTACAATACTCTTTCGTTTTGCAGCGGCAGTTCATTTCTTATGCTCCTGGCTTGATCAAACATAGACACACCTGCAAATTCAAAACTGCTTAACAAGAACTCATTTTTTACAATATAGTCTGTGTCAAGTAGTAATGTTTGTTCAAATGGGCTGTATTCCCAAATCTTATGCTTATTGCCGTTTTGGAACTCTGCCTGAAACTCTGTCCACGGACTGTCAAAGTGTCTGCGTATATTGCTAACAACTTCGTCTTTTGTAATTTTAATATAATCAAATACGTAGTCGATATCTTCTTCTGTTTGAGACTCTATCATCCAATTGTACGTACCTTGGTCTGTCATTATACAAACAGGCAAATCAAGATATTTCTTTACGTATCGAGCTGCTATCATTGCCAGTTCTACATAATCAATTTGTTCATTGTTATATACAAAAAAGCATACGCCTTGTTTATCTTTGTACTCTATCATTTACCAATCCATTATAGATTTAATATTTCTAGCTTTTCGTAGCTTTGCATATTCAACATCGTATTCTTGCATTGCGCTAGTGTGTGCGTTAACTAATTTATCAAGCAAATCTGCATAGTCTGTTACTTTAACAGGATTGTCTTTTGAATCCATTAACACACCAGCATTGTGCGTTAGGTCAATCATTGTTTTCACAAATGCAATTGTTTCTTGGTTTGCAACAAACACACCTGCGTTATGATGCACCAACTGTAGTTGCTGAACACGATTTCTGATGTTTTGTTTTTGGTTGTTAAGGGTAAGCGTGTAGTTAGAAAAATCTAACGCTTTAGTAAGACGTTCGTCCATATACATTTCTCCATATTATAATAACTATAATACTATAGATAAGAGAATATGTCAAGTGTTTTTTAAATTAAACTGGGCCCCAGGCTGTGATTTCAGTTATAGTAGGTGCTATTCGTTGAGCAAATACATAGCTTATACTGTCAACTGTAAAGTATGACGAAGCTACACTGTCAGTGACTGTTGGAGTACTCAGTGGTAACCTATATCCTAAGTTACATACAATGTTAGCATTAACTGGTGATTCATCATCTACATCTTCTATTAAGGTAATTGTTAGAAACACTTGGAATTTTCCACTTACCATTTCTGTTCTCAAAGATAGTTGTAGTCTACGAGCTGAATATTCACCAGATGAGTAGGCACCGTAGTCGACTGTATCACCTACTAATGAGCCGCCGTCGTTTGCTGCTATATCATATATAATTGTGTCTACTGATTCGACTGCATTATAAAATCCACGAAATACAGAACTATTAAATGGAGCATCACCGTCGCCGTCACCATCGTTTGTTGTACTAGTTGCTCCAATTCTAACAACACCTAAGTTATCAAAGAACGCATTCCAAACTGCACTAGGCGTGTAGCTGCCGCCATTTGATGTTGACATATCAACTGTAATCTGTCCACCGCTGTTAAAAAAGTATCTTGCTTCATTGTAATTGCTAAATTCAAACATCTGGGTACACTGTAAGTCGTCTGCCCAGACTAATCCAGCACTGTCAGTAGACGATAATCCAGTGTCAAGTAATACCGAATCAGCATTAATTAAAAGCTTCATTGTGGTTATTGTAGTACTAATTACATTATATATTGATGTGTACACAGACGCTGATATAGCAGTGCTTACTGATCGTTTAGGTTGCAACAGTGTTTGATTGCCAGTTATGTGCCAGATGCCAGCGTTAATCTGAGAAAGCAAATGGTTAGTATGGTCTGCTGTTATGATTGTCTGGGGATCAACTGTGTCTACTTGTGTTTGTCCCCATCCAAATATATGAGTTGTCTTGTCAGTGTCAGATGGCAGTACAGTAGTGTAATCATCTGACCACAGTTTATTATAGCTGTCTACTAGTTCGTTGAACTGTGCAGCCGTAATGTTGTTGCCTGTTAGATAATTACCAATTGGCATGTTACTTTACCCCAACTACGATTTCCACTAACCCAATACCTAAGGTATCTTTATTTTCCAATGCTCTGCCTACAACACGAAACCAATCAACTCCTACTTCTTTTTCATAGTCCGATAATGCTCGTGCTGTTCCTGGTGTATCACTTGCTACTAGGCGCTGTCCTTTTCGAACCTCACCAATGACTGTACATGGTACACGTCCGTCAAGTGCTACTGCTACTGTTGTGCCTTTGCACATACTGTTCATTAAGTATGCTGGATTTGTAGAAACAACTCCAAACACCTCTGGGCAATATTCAACTGTTGTTTGTGTTACTTCAGCTGCTCCACCAATTTTAACTACTGTCCCTGGTGCATACTCTGCATCACTTGTGTAAAGTTCTGCTAAGTCAGCATACTCAGCTGTAGTAGCTGTTCCGTGTAGCTTCATACCTGGAGCTAGTGTGATACCAGTGTTGATAGTATTAGATGTAAATGCACTTGCTATGTACAAATCTTCTGCTGGATTAAGTACAAATGCGTCTTTGCTAAACGATGCAATTGCAGTTCCTGCTGATGTAACAACAAAGATGTCATGCATTGCGCCTGTTGTATCTGCGACTAACTTCTGGTTAAACCCAGTGCCGTTCCATGCTGCGCCGTTCCATACTTTAAGTTGGTTGTTAGCTGAATCAAACCACATCTGGCCTTCAACTCGTTTTGCTAATACAGGTTCTGCTTTTGCAAAATTTTCTAACAAATCAACAAAGTTTTGCGCAATTGCATCACCGTACCCAAAGTAGTCTTTGCCAACTAATGAAAGACTTGTTTCTGTATTAATAGTCCCGTACTCAACTGTGATGGTAGGGATTGATTTTGAATTAACTGAATAAGACATTTTTTATACTCCTGCTCTGATTCTAATTGAATACAGAATTTCTATTTTTTTATTTATGTTTTTCAGAATAGGGTGAAAAACTAAATGTGTTAAGTGGTGCCCTGTCTCTGTGACTAGAGCAATTTCATTTATTACTACATTATCAGATGCATCCTTGAATGCAGCTAATTCTGTATCTAATATAACTTGCACAGTTATATCTGTGTACGGGTTGCTTTCAGCATCCGTCACTGTAATAGATGTAGTTTGTTTTGTAATTGCGTTGTTGTTAACATCTAAAAATGCATTATACAGGCTACCGTTAACGCCGTCTATTTTTGGATTCTTGTAAGTTACATTACCTGATGCATCAATGATTGTAGCGCCGAATCCAAATGCAATCTTATCAATAAAAAACTGATTATCATTTTCTGTTTTGTTTGCTAATGCACTAGCAACAGCAAATGCAAAGTTCTGAAAGTTAATAGCATTATGCTTATCTAACAGAATTTCGTTAGTGGTCATATCTTTAAATTGAACATGCCCATCTACAGAAATATTTAATTCTTCGTTGTAATAGTTTTTCATTCTTTAGTCGCCTGCTCCTTGTATACTATTTAGCATAAAAGATATCTTACTTTTATGAGGTGCCCATTCAGTTAGTTGCTGTCTCAGCAACTAACATCACTCATTCTAATTCCACGTAGTAGGTGTAATGTCAGTTGATACCAATGTTGCAATATCTATTTCATTTATTACTAACGTTTCTGTTACACCAAGTGTAACTGTGTCTGCTGCTGTAACTGATCGGTTAACTTCGCTAATCTTAACATGAAACGGTTTAATCTCGTTTACATAGTTTTCAATTTGCTGCACACTGTCCTTCTTGTATTTCTTCTGTTGTGTGACTGAACTCTGAACCTCTAGTCTAATATACGATGTTTTCATTGCCCAGTCAACCTGTTTATTCCTAGTTAGGGTATAATCTATCATACCAAAGAAGAACTCGTTGAATTTGATTGCATGTCTATCTGCAAACAATAATGTACGCAATATAACAACTATAGATTTCCACCATGCTGCAATAAACTGGTTGTCCCATGTTACACTATCCCACGGTTCCATATCCCACGTATATGATTTGCCCAAACGTTCAATGTTCCATTTAATTGCTGCGTTATTCTTTTTAGCTAATACCCAGCCTCTGTCAAGTGTATGAATATAAAACTCAGTACGATCAATTTTGCCTGAGTTAAGTATTTCTATTCTTGCAGTTTCGTATTCAGTTATATCAAGTGAGTTAAGCTCTTCTATGCTAGACACTTCTGTTATGTATGTGTCCGCTGTATTGTAATCAGCTGTAATGTAGTCTGTCCATGACCATGAATTACGTGGAAGCTTATCCTCGAATCCAGGTGCAGTTGCTGCATTATGTAACGCAATTTCGAATCTAGAATTATAATCATCATATACGTTAACAGATACAAGCAAACGGTTAATAATATTTAGCGCGTTTAATCTTGCACTTGGAATATCATCAAACCAAGCTTGGCGTTTTGTTCTGTCACCGCCGTAACGTGCATATGCATGCAAGTTAAAATCTGGTATACGATCTTCGTTTTCATCAATTACTGCTAGGTTGTTTGACAATCCTGTTACCCAATAGTCTGGAATAACATCTACGTCCTTGCTTAATAACACCCACTGACTATGATTGTTTTCTACTGCTCTATTTAGCTGCACAACAACTGGCTTCTTTACAAAGTCCCAGATGTCAGATATAATAATACTATCATTGTCAACTACTGAGAACCAGTATATGCCATTGGCACTTGGGTCAGTTATAATATTTTCAACTTCGGATGTTGTGATACTCTTACTGCTACTTCCAATTGTTGATTTGTTACGTACCCAAAAGTAGTACACATTTTCGTATTTAGTGACAGTAGGATTCCATTCACTTTGCAATGTAAAGTAGTATTCGTTTTGATTTTTTATAGCATCAAATTCATAGTATGCTGTGCCAGATGCTATTACTCCAAACATTGCTGTCTGTGCTTTTACTGCACTTGCATAGTCATCAGGTGCAACTGAACTCTTTGTCCATTCCCAGATAACAACTTCACTGTCTACAAACTGGCGGCCCCAGTTACTTGACTTGTCTTTTAGATCGCCTTGGTCATAATCATAATATCTAACCTTGCTAGTATCCCACCAACGCTTGCCAACTTCGCTGTCAGTCCATGCGCTATCAACATCCACTTCATATTCTTCTTCAGTTGATGTGTTATATACTGCAACATCATGTACACTCTTAACATCAATTTCTATGTCAGCAACACCAGGTATTATGCCTCGCATTGGATCAAACAATTCTAAGTCAAGCACAGGAGTATTAGTATCATAATCATATACAGTTATGTTGTCTATGTCAGTGTTTAATATTCTAGTGTACTGTTGTCTAACTAATGCTAGTACAGGAGTTAATATTTTAGAAGTTGCATTTGTTGTATAACCTGCACCTGTTATGGCATCTGCACCTGTTGTTGCATATGCGACGTTGAATACATTAACCGAATCTACATCAGTAGTATCTTTGTCTGTCCATATAAATGCACCAGGAGGAGTGTTCCATTGCACAAGTAACATCGCAGCGTCACGGTTAGCTATTGTTTCAAATCTATGTGTGCGCAATGTCATTATACTTGGGCATGATCCACATGTATCTATATATTGATCAATGTAGAATTCTTTATTGCTACCTAGTTTAGTTACTTTATGTATTCCATCTATGTTAGGAACAGTAGTTGTGTTTAACATCATTACAAAGTCACCAACTGCTAAGTTGTGAGCAAGCTGTGTTGTAACTTGTGCATCATTGCCGTCCACTGAATGTGTGCCAGCGCATATTCCACATGTTGCATAGTTTACGCCAGATGGATTGTTAGCCAAGTCTTCTGTGTATAGCTCAGTGTTTTGTACTTGGAATACATTCCATCCGTTAAACTTTGTCTTCAATGCGTTAATTGCAGGCCCTGCGTAATCGGAATCATTTGCAACCCACACATTAAATAATGCAGGATCCAAGTGACTTATATTTAACCATTCGCTATTTACAAATGTGTTGTCTAGTGTAGAATCAATCAATGATGATACTGTGCCTGTTACAAAACCTGCTTGTTGATTGAATATTGTACTTGTAAGTGCAAGAGTGTCGTTAACAGATGTAATTTCAATTTGGTTACTACTGTTTAATGCCACAGTGACACCAGCGATATTCGCTGCATTAATTGCAATAATTGCGTCGCTTGCTAGCGTAGGAGCCTGTACTGGATTAGTCACAGCAGCTTTGCTAGTTGGTAACCCAAAGCTAGTTAATAAACTTCCTGATAATTCTAACAACGATCGCCCTGTGCTTGTAATTCTTAATTTACTACTTGCAGCAGCAGCTATTATGTGCGAAGGACTAGCCGAGTTAATTTGGTTAACAATTTGAGCAAGTGATAACGCAATGCCCTGTGTTACAATGGTTGATGGTGTAATAACATTGTATCCTGTTGCCTTTAATCCAATTAGTGCATTTGTTGCGCTTGGTGTTACTATCAACAAAGATGTTGTATCAGGTGCCCAATATCGTATACGTAGTCTGTTGAAAACTGGATCTAAATCTGCAAGTATTGCATTGTCTACTCCTGCTGTTATACTAATACTAGCAGCAGTTAATGTGTTATTAATAGTAGTCGCAATTTCTGCAGATGTAATTGCAACTGGTGTGTTTGTAATTGTAATTGTAATTTCCGCGCCTGATAGCGGAGCGGTTGTAAACACAACGTCCTGTCCTGCAATGCTATAATCAGTTCCAACTAGATTCAATACATTGTCTACCTTTACATGTTTAATTACACGAGCAGTACTTGTAATATCTTCTACTACAGTGAAGGTATCTTCTAGGTCATCTGCTGCAGCAACAGATGACAATGTAATTATAATTTCAACACTGGGCTCACTAAATGCAGCCCAACCTAGCTCCGTGAAGTCGAGATCTTGTCCTGAGATAAAAGCACCATAGAAGCCACCTTTGGTGTATGCATTTGCTCCGTCTACTTCCACTGTTGCAATTGTATACCCTGCTGCACTTATTGTCTGAGCCACAGTGTAGACAGACTGACCAGCAACACTGTTCATCGTTTCAACTATATTAGCAGGTGTTACTGCATTGTTTATGCCATTAAATTCTTCAGTTGAATCACCAGGCGCTGCGTTGCTAAAGTCAATTGATATACCATTAATTGTTATTGCCTTGCCTGCAACATCGCTTATAACTGGGTTAGCAATTGTACCTATTATTTCAGCAGGTCCTGTAACAACTGCTACTTCTTGCATGTTAATAAATGATATTGTTGCACCATCTATTCCCAATGTTGTACCTGATGCAATAGTTGGATTTACAACTGTACCAGTTGCGACTATGTCTGATCGTACATCAACTGATGATTGGAATAATATATCTACTCCGTCAATAGTTGCTATAGTTCCGTAAGAAAATTCAGGTCGTACGTTACCAGTTTGTTTAATGTCAGTTGACACGGTACTAATAGTTGTGTTAGGAACAATACATTCAAATAGCTGTCCTTGGTACCTGGTTAAGTTTGTTAACTTGTAACTTACTGCTTTGTTCCATGTACTGATAGTTGAGTAATCAGCAATTGTGTCAAACACATTACTAATTTCTGTAGTTGTATTTACTTTGTACTTGGCTTCTATTTCTAGTACCGAACCTGCTGTCAAGTTCTTAACGTTGCCGCTTGTAATTGAACTTGTAGCAAATGCAGTGTTGCCAGGGTTAACAAATCTCTTGTCTCCGCTGTTGTACACTAGCACATCATCATACACTGTTTCAGCATCTGCAAATGATGCAAACTTAATAACCTGTGGCGATGTTTCTAGTTTATTATTTTGTAATGTAAATTCAACACTGTTCAGTCTGTCAGTGTTACCAAAATAACTTCTTGACAACATATACTGTTCATGTACATTAACATCCAGTTTGTCTTCTGCAAACTTACGTTCAATTTTATCAATGCTGTTTCTAGAACCGCGTTGCTTAATTAATCCTTGATAGAAATCACGTTTTGTAATTTCATCAAATTCGTTGCCTGCAATTGTAAGACTGTTGTTTGAGTTACCTATTGTAATATTTTCTAATTTAGTAATTGCTGGATTAAAATCAATGCCATCGGCTCTATAGTAATCGTCGATTGCCTGTACACTACTATCAAAGTTCTCAACAATCTTATTGTCAAATACTAAGTAGCCAGGTGCTGACTTACTACCTGTCCATGCATCTGTGATTAATCCTCTGAACTTAATTTTGTCTTGTCCTGTATTTGACACACTATCTTTTACAACAACACCAAATTTTGTCTTGTTGTTTAATAATGCAATGTGTTCATACTGTACAACAACAAATCCAACTGATCCAATTGTCTCATTTTCTTTTGTGGTAAGTGTCAGTACATTATCTAGACGAGATACGTTAAGTGATTCAGAATCTATAATTGATCCATCAAGTCTTGCTACTGTGTTTTCTTTGAACACACCTTTATTTAATTCTTCTACTACACCGTGTGCAGGACTGAACGTAAGTGTTTTACCTATGTTAAATATCTTTGAGGGATTGCTTGTGTATGCAGGAGCAGTAATTGCCCACTTGACAAATGCAATTGCAACACTATCACCCGAGTATGGAAATTTAAAGCCGATAGATTCTAAGTGAGCATAGTATCCTCTTATAAAAGTATATGTGTCTTGTATTTTTCCTAGCACAGTATTGTACTCTACTATACTTGCCACTGGCGCAAACTTTTTATATTTCTTAACATCAATTCCGCTTATTGTAACATTTGAATATGATGTTGTGTTTGTGTTGTCTGGTTCAAGGAATAAGAATTCTTGTTTGCCGTAGCCCTGGCCGCTTACTTCCCAGCCAGTTGCAACTCGTGTAACTACAATAGAACTTGCAATAGATATTGCAATAGGTGAGCTCTTGTACATTTCAATGTCAAAGTCATTCTCACCAAGTGTATGTGCAGTATTATCATATGTATCTGTTTTCATATCTATTAAATGTTTGCTACTGAATCCATTTAATAAAGTGCCAAGCTGTGTATCAATTCTATTATGTAGGTTATCAATACTATAATCAATATTGTTACGCAATGTGTAGTTATATAATGCCTGAGTGATACCACATGCTACATGTTCAACTTGCTTCATTGTAATTGTAATAGTTGAGTTATTAATCTGTGATGCAGTCATGTTAGTGTACACTGCTGGCTCTGTGGTATGCGATCTACCTCTTCGTGAAATGCTTGCGCCAGTTACAAAATATCTACTAACACCATCTGATCCGATAGTTGGAATAGTTTCATCCAGTGATAATGTAGCTAATGCTTCTACTGCATTATCATCACCTATTAATTTTATATAAGTTGATTTACTAAACTTATCAGTTGCAGATGTTGTTATTGTTATGCCTGCTACAACTTCATTGTAAACCGTGCCTGGTACTGCATACGATGCAGGTGTATGGAAATCTTTATTGTCTCTGTCTAAATAATCAATGTTTGTTTGTTGACTAGTAGTACCTGGGTAATAAAAATCAGAGAACGCTCTTGGTGGATTTAGCTTAACTACTACATTTATTAATGCAGCTTGTCCTGCTGCAGATGTTCTCCAGCTATACTCTAATCCTGCCCAGTCACCAAACACAAACGGCTTTGATTTGTCTAGTTCTGATATACTGTCAGCACTTAGTACAGTTGCTACGTTTTCTAATTGACCATCTGTTTTAACTGGACATTTGCTGACCCAATCCCAATGGTAGTTCGCATGTTTAATATTTTGCTGAGTAGTAGATGATTGACCTGTTTGCAATGCGTTAATAAGTGCAATGCGCTTAGTTGCATCTGTCCAGCTATACGTTGCATCCCACCATGTTGGCTTAAATCCAAACCCTAGCATGTGCCAAGGTGTTAAATGCGGTGTAGATGTTCCAAATAATATGTTATAAGCACCTATCCAATGACCTGGTAGTTGTTGTCCACTTAGGTGCCCTTTTAATATTGTACTGCTAAAATTTATTGTGTCTATGTTACTTGCATCATATGCAACAGTTGTTTCTGTTAAGTTGCTAATTGACTTCCATGATGTGTACGACTTATATAGCATGTCGTTTACTGTTGCTAACGTGTACCACGTAGCATACGTCTGACTAGGCATATAAGATATAGCAGATGCATATTGCACAGTTTGATTGTTTTCACGTTCTGTATTAATGCTATCAGTTACAACTAAGCCGGCATATATTCTCAACTCAAGTTCAAGTTGCGCTGCGTTAATTGGATCAAATTGTGCAGAGTTCATGTTAGTTAAATCGCTGCCTGGGTTAATATCCCATTGGTACCCGTCGTGTCCTATTAAAACATTAGTAGGAGCTGCATGCGGAACCCAACCTGGTGCCATTTTCAGTTTAGTAATACTTGGTGGAATATAAGATGCATCGTCCATTGCGTAATGATATACCGCTATTACTGGAAGCGGTCCTGCTGGCATTGCAACTGGTATATAATCAAATTTTAATGTACTACCTGCCTGTGTGTAATCAACATCTTTTTGTAACATATGCGTTAACAGAACACCACCTACGTTATCTGTTACGTATACATAAACGTGATCTTGTATGTTATCATCACTGTGTATGTTATCATCTAGTGTAAGTGTGGGAGCTACTCCTGCTGCAATTTCAAACTCTTGTACAACTGCTTTTGTGTAGTATGCCATGTTTGATGTTGAGAATAACTTTCCGCCCTTGCGATTGATAGTTATTGATTTTAGTACATCGTCAACTAAACTTTTCACGGATGCATAGTTCTTCTTTCCATACATTCTAACAACTTGGTTTCTAAATCTATTTCTAAAGTTATCCCATTCTACACCTGCAGAGTTTAATGCATCTGTTACACTCACAACACTGCTTGCATACAATGCATCACTTATGATACTAATATCTTTGTGGACAAAAATCTCGCCGCCTAAGTAATTGCCTTTAAACAACTGCGAATAATTGTTAGTGCCGTATACATTTCCAGTAAATCCTGGTGTGTTTTCTAGCATATTCTTCCAATGAGAAAATGTCTCGCTCATTGTGAATGTGGTTAGTAATTTATTTGTTGGGTTACTTTTAATCGTATCAGGTGATGTAATGTTCAATGTATTGTTGCTAACATTATTATCATAATATCTCACATCAACTACATCGCCTAGTGCAATGTGTTCTTTAGCGACTACAATATTAGCTGCGTTAATTGTATATTTGTCTGTTCCTAGAAACACTCCATTTACGTTAACAGTGTGATATAGGCTATCTTGTTTGTTAGTTGGTATAAGTGTGTAGGTACCATTGATTGTTGCATCAACTGGTGCGATAACAATCTTTTCATTGTAAGAAGATAAATCTATCACAATAGTATTGTCTGCTTGGTCAGCAGTTGGTGTAGTACGTGGAACGTCTACTCCGCTTACAGTTTTAATTGTAACTGCTGAATTGAGTAAATTATTATGTATTGTAGTTGATCCTTTATTCACATAAACAAAGTTATGGTCAACATTAGTTTTATCAAGATATGTTCCATTTTTTAGTTCTGTTATTACACAAGTCTGATTTTCATTTTTTAATGCTTGGTGTAATATAAGTTCGTGATCAGTTGGTAACCATGTGCTAGACCCAACATTTATTGTTAGATCAGTTGTTAGATCAGTTACATCAACTGTTATAAGTGTTTCTGCAGCATTGGCTTTTTCGCTTTGCTTGTACACACTACTTAATAAATTATTGTTCTTAAACAAGTATGTGCCATCGATTTTGCGGTACTGATTTACTTTTTTGCTAAACTGAGAAGTAACACTTTGGTATTGAGTTTCTGTTAGAATATAATTTTCAAATTGATATTCTGCAATGCCGTTGACGTCTTTGTATGCAAGAGCAAATCCTAATTCCTTGTCAGTTAGTCCACTGCCAACTTTGTAATTAAATACGCGACTGCCTGCAAATGCAGACCCAGGCAGGTCCTCAAGTGGTGTGCCACTTGTATCGTACAACCTAAATAATGGCATTTGATTAATGTTAATGCGTTGCTGACCAGTACTCCACTTCGCGCCTGTCCACCATGCATCTGAATTTGACCAAGCTTTATCCATTGTGTCTGGTAGTGCTGATCTAATATATGCTGTGTGGTTTGTTTCTAGCACGGCTGTAACTGATTTAGTTATAGTCCAAGTACTAGTAGAGGCATCAAATGATTTGCTTGCTATTGTGTAAACGTTTGTATCAGTTGATGTGCCGTCTTCGTTTATGAATATAACAGTTTGACCAACTTGTACTTCTGATAGTACAGCAAGACTTGATCCAACTTCAACTGCAAAGTCAACTATGCCCAGCCATTGTTTAGCAAGAGTAGGACTATAAGAAGCCCAATCCCATAAGTTCATGTTGCCTTCGAACTCGACAATTGGACGTGATGCAATATTCTTCTGTGCTGTTAACTCTTCTATATTAATGCCGCCATACACTAAATCGTTTATTAATTTAAGTGTGTCTACGTTTGTCCATTTATTATTTCTGCTCCAGGCAGTATTGAACACACTGCTAGTAGAAGATACAACGTAATCCTTTTCTGTAAATATCACAACTGACTTATCATAGTGTGAAGTATCCCAGCCTTTTAGTTTATCTTTGTATGTTGCTATTGCAGCCTCTGTTGTGCCTGCTGCCATTGATTGTGTAAATCCGGTAGCTGTTTCTGTTGCATCAATTAATAATACAAATGCAATATCGCCTGCTTCTGTGCGTGTAGTGTAATATAGCTTATGGTGTTCTACTTCGTTAAGATTCCATTCTTGACTAAATGCAATAAGGTCGCCAACTACAAACTGTGTTTTGTTTGATTCTGCAGACGTAAATGTAAACCCATCAAACAATGGCAATCTTGTTGCGTCTGCATTGTAATGTGCAAGCATGTCTGTTGGTGTTGTTAGATTATGTGTTGTCCAAAATGAACTACTTACATTAGGATCAATTAATGTTGCGATTTTCTCATCCCATAAGCCGCCAACTGTTACTGTTGTTTTTGTTGTTCTTGGTAATATAGTTGTATGTGTTGTCCAATTATAAATTGGAGTAAGCTTAATGCTTGTCCCTGTCCCTGACACTGCGTATGTGTAGTTTTGTGCATCTGCATGCCAGCCACTGCCAGTAAACTTTATATGCATCTGGTCTCTAAGATTAAATGTATTATTGTTATCAGTTAGTATATATGTTAATTGATCAGCTGAAAGGTCGATTGGGTTTATTACATCGCTGAATCCTGCATAGTTACCATTGCGTGAATGTAATATGTTTGTTGGATCACTTAATGTTCGTATACTTTCATATGTTGGCATTTGATCAACCCATGCGTAACTTGCGTAGTTAATAAACTTATGAGTGTCAATTGGAGGATAATAACCATATTGCTTTGTTGCGTATGCTGCGTTGTAATTATATGCGCTAACGTTTACATTAATAGCGTTTGCAATGTCGTCTACTGTAATTGCGTCTATTAAGTTTTTATTTTTATCTCTTACTGTAATCGTTGACAGCATGTCAGTGCTTGGCAAATACACATCATTCACTGATCGGTTCTTGCCTGACACGTCTCCAATGAAGCCTTCCACATTTTTTAACGTACCTTTTGAAATCATTCTATCAAGTGTACTATCTAGCCAATTCTTGTTTACATCAGTATTGAAAACCTGAGGTATTAGACTAGACGCTTTCATCTGTGGAGTATTATAACTTCCTGCTTTTTTCTTAGACATTAAATATTATCCTAGTTTTTATTTCAAATGACGTTACTAACGATATCAATATCGTCGACGCTAACATCAGGTATAAACATTTCATCAATGCTTGGAGTTATTTCAAATAGCTGACCAAACACGCTAGATGAACCTTGTGGTACAATAACAAAACTGCTTATTGACATTGCTAACTCTTTGTGTACAAATGCTGCAAGTTCAGTAAAGTAAAAAGTCTCACCAAAGTCCCAGTTTGTTACATCAAAGAATGTAGCTATTGCTGCTACAACTGCTGATCTTATTTCACTGTCAACTACATTACTGCCTTTGACTTTTACTACATTAAACGTAGCACGTAGTGATGAAATTGCAGAAGGTCCAAACAATGTCTTGTATTTAACTGGTTTGTAAATCACTGTATCACTGATTGTTTTTTGTTGTTCAACTCCTACAAAGTTAGTTGTTAATGCATCACTTGTAGGTGGAGTTGGTTCGTATCCTAAATCTGTTAATAGCCAATTTCTATATTCAGTGTCGTACGTTTTATCAAGTACGTACACATCAATTATGTTTGTGTAACTTGGATCAACTATCTCCCTGTCTGCCGCATAATGGCGCCATTCAAATCTTAAATCAGTTTGTGATACTCTAGTTGGGTAAATGTTAGTTGGGTCAACTATCTCCCTGAACACTAGTGGGTTGTCAGGTCTACTATCAGCGTTGTCATCTACAATTGACAAGAATACATGAGATGGATCAATTACACCATTTGCGTCTTGTTCTATTCCGCTTACATACATTTTGCCAAGTGAAGCAATTGCTCCATTTAATACGCCAGTAAAGCTAATAGTATCTTGTGCTTTTTTCTTTGTAAGCGAATCAAGTCCTGCTGTTAAACTAACATTTGTAAATGCAACACTTGCACTTTCTAAGACATATCTAAGTGTGCGTGTGTATATATTATATTTCTGGTCAGCGAATTCAAAATACATTAACCAAGAATCATCTGTATTATTAAGTATAGCTGGATACGTTGATGTATATGCGGCAGGGTTGTTGTCTAGTTCCCAACTTTGATTTTTATAATCATATCTAATTGCAAATGTTTTCTTTGAATCAATGTATGCTTTAATAATATTTGCTTCTCTGGTCTTAAACAAGCGATTAAAGCTAGGTATAATTATATCAATGATACTACCAGTTGGTACATTCTTATCAAGTGTTATTGCGCCTAATCCGTTTGATCGTAATCCACTTGGTTGTCCAAGTTGCGATCCATCAAGATCTACACCCAATCCATATGCAAATACGTTTAGTACTTTAGCCCATGTTACAGTGCCGTCTAGTGCAACAAATTTAATTAGAGCGCCAACGTTAAACTGGCGTAAGTAATTAGTCTGTGACTTGCCTACACGTAGTTTTGCACCAGATGTGTTGTCTGACAAGTAACCTGTGTTTGCATTATAAGAGCTACTACCAGGGGCATTCCATTGGTATCCGCTAACTGTTTCATCATATGCGTATTCTGTTTTTAGATTATCAAATGCTGTTGAGAATTTAGTATAATATAAGTTAATAAGATCAAAATCAGCTAACTGAGTTTTTACATATTTCTTATAGATGTAATCTTTGTTTTGTCCTGTGACTGTTGTTTGTGTTTTAACTACAGTTGACTGATACAACTTTCCATCTGTGCCGTTTAGCAATAAGTTACTATACTCGCCTGTTGGGTCTGTAAAGTCAACATATCTACTATGTCCACTGAATGTTCTGTTAACACTTTTTACTTTAACTACATTTGATGATTGCTGAGTAAGCAATGTATTATAATCATTTGCCGTTACTAATCTATTTTGACTTGCGTATGCAAGCGGTGCATTTTGTTTAATGCTGTCTAATGTTTCTGATGAACTAGCGTTGGTAATACTTGTTTTCAATTGCAAAGTAAACAATGCTACATATGTATTGCCGTCTAGTCCAGTATAATTTACTGTAACTTTTTTGTTTGTTAAATCATCTGGGCGTACTGTATATGACTCGTTTTTACTTACACGGAACCATACACGGATAATGCCAATTGGTAAATTACCAAATGCACTGTCTGCAAAATTAATTGATACTTGATTATTCTTTCTAGTTTTTACACTAAAAATGTTTCTGTTAGTTGCAATAATTGGATTGTACGCTACACTTTTAACACCTGTCCATTCTTTTACAATGGCGCCTTGCGCGTTAATAGTCTGTACCCATACATCGCTATTATTAATATCGTTTACATTAATATCAATTGTTTGATTGTCAATTGGCTTATCAATCTTAATGTCTTTAAATTGTAATCCACCTTCTTTGACTCCAAAGAAGAAACCAGTGTCCTTGTCAGACAATCCGCGGCCACTATTTTTATAGTAGACACCAAAGCTTCCATTTGGATTAGGAGATTTTTCATAAACAATATTGTCAGCATAATCAACACTTACAATATTGTATTGTGTACTATCGCCATTTGCAAGTCCTGTAATGTCAAACTTGATTTGTTTCGGCTTGTTGTTTAGTTCGTAAAATTGTTGTGTAATGTTACCAACTGTTGTTTGTTTCTTTGGGCTACCAAATTGATTGCCGTATTGTAGTACGCTGTTCATTACAGCAATAAAATCATCTAAGTTGTTTACATTACTAGTTGATTCAAATCTTACTTCTTTGCCGCCTAAACTTGTTCCTGCACTACCAATTACAGGTTCATTTGTTTTTACGCTTATAACTTTCATCTCGCCAAACGCTGACACGTTGCGTCGTGGAGTGTATCCAATAAATTCAGCTAACTTAAAAACACTCTCTTGTCGTTCTGCTGTGCTTAAAAAGTTGTTACGGGAGTTAAGATCAACTCTAAATGCTAAGTTGTGTCCCATTTGTGCAACTACGTCAAGTAGTGCTACAAATTCTGCTGATTCAATCCAGTCGTTGTAATTCTCTGGATAAGTGCTTTGCACATAGTCGACCATTGCAGTACGAATAGTGTCATAGTCAAATGCTTGTAAGTTTGCATTAATGTATGATTCGTAAACTGCTACGTAGTCCTCTGCTGCAAAAAGTTTTGATTGTCTAGTATTTTGTGCCATGTTAAAACTCTGCCTGTTCAGTAAAATCAGTATCAAATTTTATCTGCAAATCTGTTGCAGTGGTAGTTGGTAGATATATTAATTTGACTGATACTGTTATTGTATGTGAATCGTGGACCACTGTAACTTCAGTATCTGATATTTCAAATCTAGGGTCGTACGAGATAACTTGATAAACATCATCATTGATAAGTTCAATTGTGTTTTCGTCAAGTGGTTGAAAGATATAGTATGGCAAGTTGCTGCCAAATGTAGGGTCAGTCCATTTTTCACCCTTGCGGATGTTGAAATGATTTATTAAATCTTGTTTAGCAAGCTCCATGTTTTTTAGTCTTAAACTTGTGCTTGTCTGATTTATAGTTGTGTAGCCTATTATATTATCCATACAAGTATTTATCAATAAAATTCTGTAGGTATTTAACGGGCTATCCTAGAGTGACAATCTCTGCTAAGTGTAGTTTTTCTTCAGGCCAGTGGAGAAAATCCTGCCATGCCATGTCTGGGATGTACAAATCATAGTGTAATGCAGCGCCGTTAATTTGATACCATGTTGGCTTAACTGGCTTAGTTATTGGCCTTACGGGTCTGTCACCTTTTTTAACATTACAAGGTCCGCATGCCGCGACAGTGTTTTCCCATATTAGCTTTCCGCCTTTGGATTTTGGTATTACATGGTCAATAGTTAAGTCAGCGGCTGCGAACATGTTGCTACAGTACTGACAACAGAATTTATCCCGTATGTACAGGTTCCTGCGGCAGAACTTTGCTCTTGTTGGGTGCTTGTGAAATCTATTCATCATAACAACACTTGGTAGTGGTATAGTAAGACTACTGCTTCTTAAAAATCTATTTTCGTAATTTTTAATAACACGAACTTTGTCTCCAAACATTGCTTTTATTGCAGTCTGCCAACTTATAGTACTAAGTGGCAACATACTTAGTGGTTGTGCATCTGCATTTAAAAGTAGTACACTGGCATGCATGTTTCTGTTCCTTTTACAGGTTTAGCATAGATGATAATATCCGTTTTCTAGATTCTGCTGTCTTTGGCAAGAACCGTTTTGTTTCTGCATAATAAACATATTCAGCTTGTGCTTTGCTATGGTCATCTAACAATCTATCTGGATATTTATTTGCTATCTCTTGTATTCCTTGTTCTTTAATTAATGAACGGTCTTTGGCAATTCCATAATCAGCGAGCATAATAACTTTCGCTTCTAGTTGCCTAGCTACTCTGTTATTGCCGCTGTTTGTCATTGCAGTAGCTACGTAATCCCATTGTCTGTTTTTTACGTAGTCATATAGTTCAAATGTTCGCTCTGGCGTGCCGACACGTGTCCAATCACCTGTGAGGTAATACATACTCAGCATGCCGTCATATTGGCTTTGACTTAGTGACTTTAACACAAACACTTCTTTGAATTTACGTTCTTTGTCTTTGAACACTTCAATCCATTTATTGTAAGATGCTGCTTCTGTCAGTCCTGCACTATCAATACCGTCTACTAAATTATACCCAATTTTTGTTATTTTGTCAACATCTTTATACGCAAATCCTTTCCATTTTATAGTACGCAACATGAGATTTATCATCTCATTGCTTGCTTCAAGTTTGTTTATTGCAATCAACGTAGTAGCCGTTATTTTGTTTGCTACTGGAAACAAATCAAACGGCAATAAATCCTTTGATTCAATTACATTTGGTAATACATAGTTTGCCATTAGCCTGTGTTTCCTTTGCCTGTTTCAAATGATTCCTGTACTCCTGTTACACCTTTCCATGGGTGATGCTCTGGTACACGGCTGTTAATGCTTTGTGTAACATTTGAATTTTGTGTTTGTGCTTGAACTGCTGCTTTGTCGGCTGTTTTTGGAGTAGGACCGTTCATGTCAATTCTACTTCCTTGCATATAAACATTTTGAGAAGCAGTTGCATTGATATTGCCGTCAGCATTGCTGTTAAGGTTAAGAGCACTGTACACATCAATTGATCCAACACTGCTTTCTATCTTGACGCCTTCGCTTCCTGAACTTTTAATGTTTACGCCTTGCTCTGCTTGCATGTTAATACTTCCCTTAGCATGCACGTTATAATCGCCATCAGTTGCTATGCTTACACCGGCTTGGCTGTATATATCTACTTGTCCTTCGCTGTCCATTTCTATCCATCCGCTGCCGCCCTTGTTTGTTATGAAAATAAATCCATTTGAATCATCAAGTAATATCTGGGCGCCGCCACGTGTTTTAATTCTAATGTTATCGCTGCCACCTTGTGCGTTGCCGTCGTCTAAGCTTAGTGTGTGTCCTGCTTTTGTTGTAATACCAAATACATTACTTGGGCTTTCACGTCTAGCACTACTTTCACTATGTCCACGTACATAGTCATTTGCTAACCCAGATTTAACCAGATTGTTATATGCTTCTGGGTTTGATGGGCGGGTATCTGGATTCTCAGTGTCGTTTGGATTCTTTTCAGCAGTTGGTGAAAGATAAGTAACATCTTTGTCATCATCAACTCCGTCATACGCGTCGCCACTTGCGTTGCCGCCCATTGTTGCATTTCTATCACGTGGTGGAAGAAATCCAATTAAGAAGCCCTGTTCCATTGATCCAGTAAATGCTACAAGAACATTTGATCCAGGTGATGGTGGCTGTGGCCACATGCCATAAGTTTTAGGGGCTCCGTTAACACTGCTACTTGTGTCGCCATAATCTTCGACGTTATCAGATGAATCTGATATTCTAGTGCTGCCACCAAATGGTGTGCTTAATAATATAATGCGTTCTGCTGTGGGTCCAAGTTCAGGAATAGTTACAGTTATGCGACCATTGCGCTGGGCATCTGAATCATTTATAACTTCAGCTACGTATATACCGTTGAGTACGTTGACGTTATATCCCTGGCTAACGTTTGCACGTTTAGCAATATTAACGCCTGTTGTTTTTATGCCTGAGCCGGCTGCTGATGCCATTATTCTACCTCTAAGTTTATTAGTGTGTCAAGTAACAAAAACGAGCTGCTGTTTGCATCACGTAGCGAACTTACACGTTGTGTAAAAGATCCTTGCTGGAACTTACTTTCAACTTCTGTAATTTTATATATGCCTGTTGTTATCATGTCAACTGGGCCTCTCATTTGCCTAAGTAATAAATCATCTGCATTTGGTTGAAAATTAATAAAGGCCATGTATATTGCATGAGATGCAGAGTTAAATAAATTTGTATTGTTGTTGCCCATGAATACAGGGTCGCCGCGTACTTCAAGTGATAGCATCTGCGCGTCTGCGATTCTACTAGCATGTGCGTCCATTGAAGCAGCTGCTATTTTATCAGTTGATGTTGTTTCGTTTACTTGCTGGCCAGCTGCTCCAACTGTTTGTTCTCTAAATACTGGGCTTTGATTAATGTTATACTTTTGTAATGTTAGATCGCTTAGATACTTCACAGGAGCTGCTGACCTAGCTGACTGTGGGTTTGCTGTATCATCTGTATCATCTGTATTTTCTTTTTCTGGTTCGATATTTGCTTCAAACATATTATTATTATCTGCATAATATATTCCACCCATTGGCGAGAGTGCGTTAAAGAATAGATTTTTTAATGTTAAATCTATATCCATTACTTCTAGGTTTTCACCTGAGTACTGGTAAGAATATTTTTTAATTAATCCTGGCAACACTAGTTCATCAAATCGACGTTCTTGTACAGTTGCCGTATTTCTAAGTTGAGTAATGCTATCCTTTTTTATTGGTGTGCTGTCGCCATGCAGTTTAGTTCTCACATTAAGTGTTATCATTCTGCGTTCAAGATTATATATTGGACACATTATGCCCAGCATTTCAACACTAGGTTCTACTTCTATTGCATATGTAACTCCGGCCTCTCTGGCTACTTTTGAGAATTCTGCAAAGGTAGTAGTGTTGGCAGCTATTAGATTTTTAATAGCTGCGGTTAATTGTGTTTCAGTGTTAATTGTAACTGTTCTTACACCTAGCTTGTCTAGTGTTTCGCCTTGGCCACCAGCTTCGCCACTGTTTGCTGTGCCGCCCCACGGAGCAGATTTTAAATCAAATGCTGGCAGTAGTAGTGCGTCCTGTGCTGCAATAGACATTGAACTATCAAAATTAACTTTATACAACACTAGTGGACTATCTTGGCGTTCGTCCATTGCTGCCCACGATGCATCATTTAGTGATACTTCCAGACCATTTAAAAATGTTTCTACTGTTGTTACATCTTCTACTGTTATTGTACTGGTTGTTACTGTTTCTAGTTGCGCCATGATAATGTGCGGAGCAAAATCCACAAAGTACTTTGCGCCTGCATTGCCAAGTGAACCGGTAATGCCTCTGATTTTGCCTGTGTACAAAAATGGTTCTGGATAATTTTTTGTGGCTCCTGTTATTGGATCTCTGCCTACAAAGTCTAACTTTAGAACATACAGCATTGACTCAAAATTAACGCCGCCGTCTGTTGATTTGTTTAAGTAAGACCCAATTGTTAAAATTCTGTCTAGTAAACTAAAGCCTAATGGTTCTATTAGATCGAATGTAATTTGTGTTACATTTGCATAACCATTTTGCACTGAGCCGGTATTTGACTTAATCATTACGTTTTGCACTGCATAACCAGCTTCTACTCCGTCTTCTGCAATAATAACTGCTTTGCCTGCGTTTAGTGCTGCGTCATCAGATTGGCTAAGCCATGCAAACGGATCATTGAACACTTCACTGTCAACAATATAGAATGTAAATTTGTAGGTGCCTGACGAAACGGTATTGAGCCAGTTGTCTTTTAACATGTTATGTAAACCTTGTTGGTACTTTTATCTTTAGTCCTGCTTCAAAATCAACAATGGGATCATTGAGTTCATCTTGGTTAATTACTGCAAATATCCACCATAATTTAGCATTGCCATATAAATCGTTTGCTAGTACGTCTGGGCGTTGGTGATATTTATTTTCAATAGTGTATGTATTTGTTGATATATTTTTAATGTCTGCAACAGTTGGTTCCCATATCCCAAGGTATTTCTTATCTTCGATTACAGTTGATCTATAAAGGCTATCTCTTCTATATTCTGTCATTATGCAAAGCCTCCAAGTAAATTTCCTTTTGCGAACGTATTAATATTAAATTGCTTTCTAACTTCACTTGGCGCAAGTTGAACAGACAGTTCCAATGATATAACTAACATCGTTGGGATAATTCCATATTCAGTTTCTACGTAGTTAACATCTTCTGGTAACGTGTAGTTGAAACTTCTTATAACTACAGGTGTTGCTTTTGCATGTAGTGCGTTTCTGCCATACACTCTAAGATTTAGTATCGGTGGTGGTGTGCCTGCTGTCGTTCTACGCTGTTCGCCGAAGTCTGGCTTTGTGCATGTTTTAAAGAAGTGAAGCATTGCTGCTGTATGACTTGCTTCTTTGATATCATTTGCTGTGAAATTCGCTGTGATACTTATTGATGGATTCTGTGTTGATATAAAGTATTGCGGTTGATACGCTGTATGTGTGACATCATACGAGCCATAGTTTGCTTGATGTCCAAATTGAATTGTAGGAGTGTATGGAAAAATTAAACCGCCGTCATCCTTTAACGGAGCAAGTATACCTTCTAGATCAAACGGATTACCTGCTTTCACTTTTAGTGATACGCTGCCGTGATATGAATCTATAAACTCGTTGTTAGATGAATCAACTATCATTGGAAGTTATCTCCGTCCATTGGATTCTGGCTTAGTATATTTCGTAGTGCATCATACATTGGCTTTGCAATGCCTGAGCTTGCTGCGCCACTTGCAAACGAATTAAAGTCGCCTGCTCTAACAGCTTGTCGCATTTTACTGGCACTCATTCCTTCTGCGCCATCTGCGTCTGGGTCGCGTTGTCCTGCACTTACTACATTAATACTGTTAAAGTTATATTCTTTGCCGTTATAATCATTTAGAATTTTATTGAACTCGTTAATTCTGTCGCTTCCTGCTACATATATAATATCTGTGTATCCAAGAAGTTCTAACTTTGCCATTGCTTGCATTACAGTTTTAACCTGTGAATCTCCTACTTTGACGTTTGGAAAACTTGCTTGCGCAAATTTAACCTTCATTTCAAATGGCAATGGATCTTTGTTTTCGTATCCCTTTGATCCTGTTGCTTTTGACTTGCTACCAGATGATTGGCTTAAAAATATATAAGCATCACCTTGTTGAGCTGCAACTGCATTAGCTAGTTTCTTGTGACCTATAGTAGGCGGGTTCATTCTACCAAAAGCAAATGCTGCAACTTTAGCAGGATTGTCTTCTGACATATTTATAATTTCATTTATGATCATAACGTATTTTTCCAATTCATACAAGTATTTATGCCTTTGAAATCAACGGTTGACTTGTGCGGAAAGATAAGCTATAATAGTATCAACGGAGGAATAATTATGGCAGCAGCACCTAAACAGTTTTATTTAACAAACAAAGAGTTACTCAAAGAGATCCATAAATCAAAGATGACGTATTGCTATGTCAAAGATGACCAGTACGCAGACTATGACTTGATTGTGGAATCATTTGATGACATTACAACAGAAGCGGTTTCTGAGTCTAAGCAGGCTCGCGCAACACGTATTCAAAAGAAAGCACATGATGTAGAAGTAAAACGTTGGGAAAAGGGGTTAACTGGCAAGAAGACAAAGCCACGCGTAGCTGATTTTTATGTAGATCCAGATTCTATTCTTGATACAGACATTGTTATTCGTGTAATGACATTTGAACATGTACCACTTGAAGCTCGTAAAAACAAACCAAAATCAGAAGCAGACTTACACAGTAAGTGTAACTTTCCACCATTTAAGCATTATGCATACGTTAACAATGAATTAGAAGAAGTAACTCGTAGTCATTGGGAAGGCGGCATGGACAATGGATACTTTAGTGTTACACACGGCAAGACTAACAACACACTAGGCGCTATGTACATTAAGTTGTGCGAACGTTATAGTATGCGCGGCAACTGGCGTGGTTACACCTATGTAGACGAAATGCGTGGTCAAGCACTTGTACAACTAAGCCAAATTGGACTACAGTTTAATGAGTTTAAAAGCCAGAATCCATTTGCTTACTACACAGCAGCAATTAATAATAGTTTTACACGTGTTCTTAACCTTGAGAAGCGTAGCCAGAACATTCGCGATGACTTACTTGAAGAAGAAGGATTAAATCCAAGCTTCACTAGAACTTTCAATGCAGAATGGGAAGCGAAAGAGAAGAAAGAAATTGAATTAATGAGACAAAAGAACTTAGACGCAAAGCTAAAATAAAGGTTAATTAATATATGTTATTTGAAAAAGCAGTAGTTTTTACAGATCTGCACATGGGTAATAAGAACAATTCACGTTTACACAACCAGGACTGTGAAGATTTTATTATATGGATGATTGAGCAAGCACACGAACGTGGTGTTAAGAAATGTATATTCATGGGCGATTGGCATCACCATCGTGCAACAATTAACGTTAGTACACTTAACTATACTGTAAGTAATTTACGTAGATTAAATGATTCGTTTGATGAAGTCATTATGATTATGGGAAATCACGATTTATATTATCGTGAGAAACGTGAGATACATAGTATGCCCATGGCTACTGAATTTCCTAACATACGTATTGTAAACGAAGAGATTTATCAAGAAGGCGACTGTGCGTTTGTGCCGTGGTTAGTTGATGATGAATGGAAGAAAGTTCGTGAAGTAGAATGCAAATTTATGTTTGGACACTTTGAACTCCCAAGCTTTTACATGAACGCACTTGTTCAAATGCCAGACCATGGTGGACTAAAAGCAGAAGACTTAAACAAACCACAGAAAGTGTTTAGTGGACATTTTCATAAGCGTCAAGAACGTGGTAATGTAATTTACCCAGGTAACTGTTTCCCTCATAACTTTAGTGATGCATGGGATGACGAACGTGGTTGTATGTTCCTTGACTGGAGCGGTGATATTGAATACGCAGCTTGGCCCGAGGCACCTAAATACAGAACTGTTCCTCTTAGTAAGTTAATAGATGATCCAGGTGCATATTTGTCTGATAAGACGTATTGCAGAATTGCATTAGACGTTGGTATTACATATGAAGAAGCAAACTTCATTAAAGAGACATTTGCAAAGCAATATGACTTGCGTGAAATTAGTTTAATACCAAGCAAGAAAGAAGAACACACAAGTGATTGGAACAAAGGTGTTGATATTGAAGTAGAAAGTGTTGATACAATTGTATTAACACAATTAGATTCAGTACAAAGCGACACTATAAAGAAACAAATGTTAATTGACATTTACAATGGATTGAGCTACTAAATGCTAAAGATTAAAAATATAACCGTACGTAACTTCATGAGTGTTGGCAATGTGACACAGGCTGTGCATTTTGACAACGCTGGGTTAACACTAGTGTTAGGCAATAACATGGACCTTGGCGGTGATGGTTCTCGTAACGGAACAGGCAAAACAACTATCGTTAACGCATTAAGTTATGCAATGTACGGCGCAGCATTGTACAATATTAAAAAGGATAACTTAGTAAACAAAACAAACAACAAGGGCATGCTTGTAACATGTGACTTCGAAATGAATGGAATTGACTATCGTATTGAGCGTGGTCGTAAAGCCAACGTATTTAAATTCCTTGTTAATAACGTAGATGATAATGCTGAGATTACAGATGAAATGCAAGGCGAAGGACGTGAGAGTCAGCGTGTAATTGAGCGTGTGCTTGGCATGAGTCACACAATGTTTAAACACATTGTTGCATTGAATACATACACAGAACCGTTTCTCAGTATGCGAGCAAATGATCAGCGCGAGTTAATTGAACAGCTCCTTGGTATTACAAAGCTAAGTGAAAAGGCTGACGTACTTAAAGAACTTGTTAGGACTAGCAAAGATAAAATACAACACGAAACATATCGTATTCGCGCGTCCGAGGAAGCAAACGAACACATAGGTAGTACTATCAAAGACCTAGAACGCAGACGTAGCATTTGGGAACAGAAGCGTACTAAAGATATGCAAAACTTTAAAACCGACTTGTTAAATCTACAACACATTAACGTTGATGATGAACTAGAAGCACACGCAAAGTTTGAAATATTTCAAAGTAAAAAAACACAAATAGATACTTTAACTGCGGAAATAGCAAGGCTAACTACTAGTAACGAGCGCGAACAGAAACGGTTAGACAAGGCACAAAACGACCTTAATGCTACGTTGGAACACACATGCTATGCGTGTGGACAAGACTTACATGACGAACAGCATGAGAAGATTGTTGCAGAGAAAAATGAAATACTAACTGAAAGTAAAGAACATGTTACTGAATATGTTACTAAAATAGAAGAGTATACCATTGCATTAAATGAAATTGGTCCACTTGACATTGCACCTAATATGCACTATAATAGTATAAAGGAAGCATACGAACACCAGAACAAATTAAGTGCTACTAGTGCAAACATTGATCGTGCCGTAGATGACATAAATCCATACGATGATCAAATAATTACATTAAAAAGCACTGGTCTGCAGGTTGTTGACTGGAGTGAGGTAAATAGACTAAACGAACTAAGAGAACATCAGGAGTTTTTATTGAAACTACTTACAAACAAAGACAGCTTTGTACGTAAGAAAATCATTGAACAAAACTTACAGTTCCTTAACACACGGCTAGAATATTACATTACACGATTAGGCCTTCCACATGAAGTACAGTTCCAAAGTGACTTAACTATTACTATTACACAGTTAGGACAGGACTTGGACTTCGACAACTTGTCAAGAGGCGAGCGTAACAGATTAATACTTGGACTAAGCTGGAGTTTTCGTGATGTGTTTGAAAGTATGAACCATCCTATAAACTTGGTTTGTATCGACGAACTAGTAGACAGCGGCATGGACACTATTGGTGTCGAGAGTGCATTAGGCGTTCTGAAGAAAATGGAACGTGAACGTCATAAGAACATTTTACTTATTAGTCACAGAGATGAGCTAGTAGGCAGAGTAGACAATGTATTACAAGTTACAAAAGAGAATGGCTTCACTACATTTAATGTAGAATTGGAAGTCATTGACGCATAGAAGAATATAATTTGAGCAGTGAAAGCAAAACTAGCAACTGGACTTATAACAATGTAGCAGTTGATGAACTGCCGGTAGATGTTGAAGGGTTTGTATATTTAATTACAAACCTTACTAACAACCGTAAGTATATAGGTAAGAAGTTAGCAAGGTTTAAAACAACTAAGCCTCCTCTTAAAGGAAGAAAGAATAAGAGACGAGGCACAAAGGAAAGTGATTGGAGGACCTATTGGGGTTCTTCAGATCATTTGAATGCAGATTTATTAATGTTAGGTGAAGAAAGCTTCACTAGAGAAATTATACATTACTGTCCTAGCAGAGGAGTATTAAGTTACTTAGAAGCAAAAGAACAGTTTGATCGTAAAGTTTTAGAATCAGATGATTACTACAACGGTATTATTAATGTGAGAGTTGGAAGTTCTAAGATTCTCACAGAGCATTTAAGAAAGGTCGACAAGCTATAGCATTTATGTTATGCTGCTAACAAGAAATACACAGACACCAAGTCAATTCAAGCACAGACACCAAGTCAATTCAAGCACAGACACCAAGTCACGCTAATACAAACACAAAATACATTTCTAATACATTTCTAATAAAGGCACCACATGGCTCTGTTTGGTCGGGTTTCTCGACTACACCTTGAGGTTACGTGCTAATTCACGTGATCGGATACTGGTGTGCCCTTGGTCAATGCGCTGGTCTGACCAACCAAAATGAGTAAGCTCTCCTGACAATTTGGAACTTACGAGTAGCCTTTAGTCGTCGTTATGGCAATAGGTGTTCTTGCGCTGATAAGCAGTAAGTAAAGAGGTACCGCACAACCGCCTCTTCCGTGTGCTAATACGGTTTTACTATAACGAGTGGGTAACTTTGATGGGAAATGTTCTGACATTTTTATTGAAATTATTTTGCATTTGGCTTTATAAAGCTAAGTGTGAATAACAAATCAAGGAAATAGTAACTAATATATAATCATAAATATAATTACTATGTTGTATATCACTATTAGTTAATCTTAAGTATAAGAGTTCTAAAAATAACATTGAAGTAATGCTTTAGCATTACGAAGATGATGATGTCGTAAGACATCGATATACTAAACAATATATAATCTTAATATGAAATGGACAGCTATGACTTTTGAAGAGTTCTGTATAAAATTTGTCGAGTGGACTATAAGAGATGTAGAAGCAAAAAAACTTGATGGCTTTGCTGTATGTCCATTTGCCCGTAAGGCTAGAATAACTAATGCAATTCAGTTTATGGATTGCAGAGATAATAACTTAGATAGTTATAGAGCATTTGATAGAACTAAATTTGAAATTGGCATTGCGTGGGTAGATGGTAATAATATAGTAGATGTACAGACTGTACTTGACGTCTTGTCAAGCGAACATCCAGAACTACTATACTTTACTAGTACACCAGAATCTGGGCATTTTGTTCAAAACTTTACTAATTGTGTGTTTATACAATCACGAGAGGACATAATGGAAAAGAGAGCAGTAATGCAAAAGACCAGCTATTACGACAGCTGGCCTAAAGCTTACTTAGATAGTATTACTTCCGTGTAACACATTATCGTGTTTTAGCTGCTTTTGCAGCCGCGTTAGATTCTTCTTTGTTTTTGTTTAATCGTTCTACAAATAATGCCAACGCATCAACAGGCATTGTCATTATTTCATTGTATGAAACTAAACCTCCCGATTTGATAACTAAATCAAAATAGCTAGACTCTGTTGCTTTTAAGTCATTGTTGTAACGTTCAACAATTTCATATATTTCACTGGGTTGTCGAGACGCTATCAACCCGCGAAAAAATTTGCAAGATCCAAGTCAATGGTAGTTTCCCACTCGTGTCCACAATCTTGGCATTTTGCGTTAAACGATGTATCAATTTGATTGTCGCTTAGATCTTCTACGCATGTCTTAATTAAATCATAATCAGACTTTGTAATTGACTGTAACCATTCTAGTATAGTAGCATAGTCAACAGTTGCTTCTGACTCAGGCGCAGTAACACTAGTAATTGAGTTAGCAATCAACTTCACTGTAATGTCTGCAATTTCAATAAACGTTTCACCAAATCTACGTTGGCGTTCTTCGTCATCTAATTCAGCGTCACTCAAGTTCTCAATTAACTTTTGTTGCTTAATACGCTGTAGTTGAAGCCTAGTGCGATCGTATAAGTTATACGGCTTGCACGAAAGGTTAAACCCGTTGTCAAAATTAACCTCGTTTGAGCTCTCATTTAATGTTACAGTACCTAGTAACGCATTGGTACTGATGCTTAATTGGTTCATGTGATCGCATTTTGGACATTTTATATCAACATCAATTGCTTCACCGTAACTTGCTTGTCTAATAGCAATTAGTACAACCATTAGATCATTCACTGGCATTTCGTGTGGATCTCCGATACCTGGCGCACAACTTTTAATTAAACTAAAAGTAGCTTCACCGTTGAACAATGCATCTGGTGTCTTAGATACAAGTTCATCTCTTGCTGTCATACTGTATACAGCAAGTTCACCGTCTACACTTAATGTTGGCTTTGTATTATAATACCTGCCGCCACTTGGCAGTGCAACATATAACGCAGGCTTTCTATATGCCTGAATAAGAGGATTTGTCATTTTTTTCTCCATAAATACTGTAGTAGTATAAGTGTATTTATCAAATTAAAATACCAGTTAATTGCAAGGAAACCATGGATCAAGAACTAATACAGCAGGCAATACAGCAAATTCACGCACAATATCCGTGGGCCAGCGAAGATACAGTACAACGAATCGCACAATTGAGCAGAAGCAGCAGCATCAAGACTACTGCATTAGCTGTTGCAATACAGCAAGTAGCAGGCGCCGCTGATGCAAAGCAACTAGAAACCTACATAAAAAATGCAACACAAGATTTAAATCGAAGTTTAGCAGATTCTAACAGAACAACTAATGCAATTGACAAGCACACACGTAACTTGGGCAGCAGTTTAATGTCCAAATCAAGCGGACTTGAAAATATGACCGAGCTTGCTTCGGCTGGATCAGAGGCAATGAACGCAGCTGCGCATGGATTAACAGACATGTTACCAGGAAGAGCAAAAGCATTTAAGTGGGCCGCTACGTCTACTACAGGAGCAGCAGTTGCTTTAACAGGCATTGCAGCAGTGTTTGCTAAACTAATTAGTAGCCAAGAAAAACAATTACGAGCAATGATTGACTTAGGCGTTGTAATGGGAGACGTTGATAATTATACAGAAATGCGTGGACAAGCAGCCGCATTTGGTATGTCTCTTGGTGATTATCAAGCAATATTACAACAGACAGGTGCAGTTATAACATCAACATCTGGAAGCATGATTGAAGGATCAGGTCGCATGTTTAGATTCTTAACTGATGATAACATGGTAAAAAGTGTTAAGAACTTTGGATACACACCAAAGGAAACCGCGGCATTGTTAGCAGATGAGACCGCGCAATTGTTTGCTTTAAACGAAATTAACACACTTGGAGCAGTAGAACAGAAAAAAGTAATTAATAGTTTCGAGGGCGCTAACCAAATGGGTTTATACTTAGCAGACACGCTTGGTGTTCAGCGTTCAGCTATGTTAGCATCGAGGCAGCTACTGAGAGAAAATCAAGACTATCAGTTAGCATTTGTACAAAATACAAAATATTTAAACGAAACATTCGGTGATGGCGCTGCAGCAAGAAGCAGAGAAGGCGCAGATTTCCTAATGATGCTAGCGTCTGGCACAATGGGAGACACGTTTGCAGGACAACTAGCTGATGTAATAGCAGGCACTACTGCTGATATACAGTTTGATCGTAGTGCAGTTAACAACATGCTTGATCCACAATTTACAGAAATGCTACAAGGACTTGGACCTAGTGTATTCCAAGGAGTAGTAAAATTAATAGAAGACAATGCAATTGGTTCAATAAAAACTCCAGAAGATATGGCAACAAGATACACTGAAATACTTAAACTTATAAAAGGTTCATCTGCATTGTTAGGTACAAGCTCATTTGCAGATGATGTAAACATGGCTATTGCTACAGCAACAACAGTGCCTCTTGCGTTTCTAGAAGGAACTGCGGTTGAAATAAAAGCACGACTCGAAGCCGCACAATCAAAAGTTGATGGCGCAGACGACAGTATAGAAATAGTAGGATCTGTGTCTAAGGCATTCATGCAAGGACTGCACACTGTAACGCCAGGATTTAGTTCAATGGGAACTGTAATGACTGTTATGGAAAATTCAGTTGGCACTTTCACAGATTTCTGGTTAGATGTATTTGGATCAGGCAGCAGCAGTTCAATGACAGACGTCATGACAGACTTTCAACGAGATTCAGCAAACGCTTACCTAGCAGCCCCTGGTTTTAACGTCAATGATAATTTGCCTATTCGTACAAACACATCTGTTAGTGGAACACTGACAGTGGAACAAGCAACAACTAGTGTCAGTTCCATTACTGATATAGTAAATAAAGCACAACAAGAACATGATTCTCTTGTGGATCAATTGAATAACTTCGAAGACGGCAGAGAAGTAGATCAAGTACAGGTAGAATTACTTAAACAAAATATAATAGATGCCAGAGCAAAGCTACAAACTATTAGGTTAGACGAATTTGCAAAATCTAAAAGCAGAGAAACATTAATAAAAGACTTAATGGAAACAGGCTATAACATACACAGCGATATTAGATCAATTGCGTTAGAAAACAAACGTAACGACTTAGTTGACATTGAGGCTGCAATAGAAAAAGCAAAGATTGAAGGCGAAACAGCTACAGTTACCGCGCTAGAACAAGAAAGAACACAAGCACAAACTATAGTAAGCGATGCTATACTTAAAGTTACTGAACTAGAAAAGAAAGCAGAAGAAAATCAATTAGAACAAGATTCAGCAGCTGAAGCTGCAATATTAGCACAACAACGATTCAGAGATCAACACATTGCAATTGATATATTAAAAGAACAACTAACAGCCGCAAATGATCCAGATAAGTCGGCGTATGTAGCATTGGAAAATGTGCTAATTGCAAATAATGTGCTCTTAACTCAAAAGCAAGCGGCATTAAATGATGCATTAGTAGTGCTCAATCAGACTAAAAATCAAACACCTGCTACTGTAACAACTAGTAGTAATTTCGAAGCAGGCGCATCATTGCAAGGTGTAATGTTAGCTGAACTTACTAAACAAGGAATAACTGATCCAACAGCACAAGCTAATATACTAGCTATGATACAAGGTGAATCAGGTTGGCAAATGCAATCAGAACGCAGTTATAAAAACACAGACAACGATAGAATTCGATCAGCAATGGGTAACAGAGTACAACATCTTAATGAGTTTCAGCTTACACAGTTAAAGCAAAACGACCGCGAGTTTTTTGATGTAGTATACAGCAATATAGGCGGATATGATTACAGAGGACGAGGTTTTATTCAACTTACTGGTGAACAGAATTATAAATTAGTAGGTGAGATGATTGGTCAGGATTTACTTGGCAATCCAGATTTAATGAATACTCCGGAAATTGCCGCCCAGGCAAGTGCTGCATACTTTAATCTCCCATGGTGGCAAAAATATCAAGATAATCTCGATAACATGTATACAGCATACAAAGTTGTATATGGAATAGACCCTAGAGACATGGCGCCAGGCGCAGCACAGGATATGAGATTAACTGATATTGCAGAACGCCAGGTATTTGCAGGTGAATATTCACAAGCATTGAATTCAGGAAAGCTATCAGCAGCTAATACAATTGCACCAGCAGCAATCGATGCACAGACAAAGATTAGATCTCTTCAACATGATATTTCAATGATCATAGACGAAGACGGCGATGGAATAAATACAGCTACAAAGGAATTATCAAATGACCAACTAGGAACATTGATAGCACTAGAACGTCAACTGACTGCTGAAATTGAAACCTTAGCTAAGTTAATGGATACAAGCGGAGCATAGCATGGCAGAAAAAACAAACAACATTACATTACCAACTGGCGACACAGTATCTATACCTGCCTGGGCTAGCGAAGAAACAATGAATCGAGTTGCTTCATATATGTCAGCTACTAACAAAACAGACCAGCAATTTGTAAAGCTAATGAAGGGAATGGGCAGCGACATGAACTCGTTGCAAAAAACTATTGCAAGCATGGTAGATGCAACTCAGCGCGACAACGCTCAAGACCAAGTACAACAAGAAAGCAATGAAGAATTTAGTAGCAAAGTAGTAAAAGCATCAAAGGGAATAAACAAAGTAATGGGCTTCTTTGACCAAGCAGATAAGCCACTGACTGCATTAACTACAGGCGCTAGCAGCCTTGTGTCAGCTTCACAAAAATCTAAAACTGGAATATTAAATTTTTCTAGCATGATGGATACTGGTAGCGCAGGAATGGCAGCACTTGGCACTGCGGGAAATGTTGCAATTGACGCAGTACTTGCATACGCAGGCTGGAATGCTGCAAAACTAGAACAGTTCGCAGTTGCTCAGTCAAAAATAATAGACGCGGGTGTATTGTACGGTGAAGGCGCATCTGCATTTGACGATATAAGAAAGCGCACAATTGATTCTGGTAATACATACACTTCGTTGATAGACAACGTGCATCAGTTTGGAGAAGGGATGCTAGGACTCGGCGACACAATGGGCGCTGGCGTAAGTACATTTACAAAGTTTTATGCAGCATTGGACCAGACAGCAGAAGGCTTAGGCGATTTAGGATTAAAATCAGTTGATATGCAAAAAGCATATGCAGAGTATATATCTTATTCGCGTAGAACAGGAAGAATTAACAAAGACTTAAACAACAGTGCAAGCCAAGTAAACAAGAGATTCATTGATTTACAAATAGAAGCAGGCGCAGTTGCAAGTCTAACATCATTAGAACGATCTGAAGCAATGAATCGTTCACTGCAATCAGTTGATCAGTTCGGTGAAGCCGCACAAATGACTCTAAGGCAACACGGGTTACCAGGTCATGCAGATGTATTAGAAGCAATCACAATGCAACTTGGAAGAGTGGCACCTGATATGAAGATGATGCAAACAATACTAGATGCGTACCAGCGCGAAGCATTTGAAAAAGCAGGTAATGGCAACATGGCAGATTTTGATATATCTGCAAGAATAGAAACAATGATGCCAGGGCTAACAGCCGCAGTAAGCAATGTAATGCCTGGATTTATTAATGGATTAGAAGAATTAACACGTAGCGGAACAGCAAGTGCAGACGACATATCTGGTTATGTTGCAAAGGCAATAAAAGCTGCAGATGTGGAAATTCGTTTAGCATCACAAGGCTCATCAGCTGACAGTGTAGCTGGTATGGTATCTGAACTTCAGACAGCAGCAATTACCGTGAATCGACAACAAGGAAATTTAGCAGAAGATGGTGCATTAGACCAAGCTATACTAGAACAACGTAATAATTTAAAATCTGCAGGATTAGTTACAACACAAATGAATAACATGACTACACGGTTCTTGCAATTACAAGAAACATTAACAATGGATATGGAAACAACCGCAGGCATGTTTGATAAACTAAATACCGTGTTAGCAGGAAGTAAAGAAAAACTCCAAAAGCTTTTGAAATTCGCTGGCGTTGATAATAATAACGATTTTGGTGGAATCGATGGATCTGATCCAACTGCAAAAACAACATCATTAAACGGCAATGTAGTAGACAATGGTACGTATGTTTCGCCTGTATTAAATAACAGTTCAACTGATACAGCAGGGTTTACCGGAGACGCAACTGAATTAACAAGTGGTACTGGATTGGATATAAACACAGACACTGCTACTAATACAGCATTGGATTCTACTATGGCAACTTTAATTAGTAAAGATATGCTTACAGTTTCTGATTTTACAGATTTTACACAAATATATAATGTTGAAAACACTGTTGCACAATTAAATTCACTTACGCCAGAAATGCGAAGACGCGCAACAGGCGCACTTGTTGATTTTGAAAAACAGTACCAGGGCACTGATATTAAATTAATGATCACAGACGGATTTAGAAGTAACACACGAAGCAACCAGTTAAACAGTAGCGGTATAACAGCAGCACCGGGTGGAAGCAGTTGGCACAATTATGGCTTAGCATTTGATGCACTCGGTGTACAAAACAGCGAAATAATTGAAAACAACAACGGCGGATTTTACAAAGGCCCAAATTCTATCCTTGAAGGAATAATGAATAAGCACGGACTTGATAATGTGCAAGGTGTAAACGACCCAGGCCATTTCCAAGCAATAGAAACATCGGCTGTTGTACCAAGCAATATCAAAACAGGCGTAGTTACACCAATTGCCGCAGTACCATTGTGGCACAACTTTAGTAATCCAACAAGTGAAACAGCTGACGCAGGAACAAGAAGCAACTCAACTACAGCTAGTGCTTCAAAATCTGAAATAACAATTGCCAAAGAAGTATGGGTGCCAGGCACCCAATTCACAGAAAATCAATATGCTGCTGTTACAACAAGCAAAGACCTAGGAAATGAAATAAGTCCTGAAATACAAGTTGCGTATGATTTAGGTCCTAAACCAAGACGTGCAGGCGGCCAAGTTGCAAGTGGAGCCCCTTACATAGTTGGAGATCAAAATGGATTAGATAGTGCTGAACTATTTGTTCCAGATGGCGCTGGAAGTGTAATGAATAACACTAGCTTGATGCAACTAATTAAATCTATTAGCGAAAATAGGTTGACAGATACGTCATCAGGTAATATAATTAAGAATAGTACAGACCTCTCTGAGTTGTTGCATAGCAAAGAAGCCGTTGTTCAAACGCTTAAAACATTACAAACTATCGTAAAACGGTTGAATAATACGCAAAATCAAGCGATTGTAACCGACATGACTAACTCGAGATAAATACACTTACAATAAAGGTACCTTAAGACAATGAGCTGGAAAAAACATTTTACAAAATACGAACCAAACAATGGTAATGCTTTTGGACAAAAAACAAATCGATGGGCAAGTTGGCTTCCAGAAGTCTACAGCGGTCAACCAAACCGAGTAGAACGATATGGTCAATACGACATCATGGACCAAGACAGCGAGATAAACTCGGCGCTTGACACCATTGCTGAATTCAGTACACAATTTGCAGCAGATACCAAACTACCATTTAAAGTTAACTACAAAGACGACGCAACTGAATCAGAAGTCAATGCATTAGAAACAGCATTACGTCAGTGGGTAAACATCAATGAATTTGATCGTAGAATACATGGATTGTTTCGCAGTTGTATTAAGTATGGCGACCAGTTCTTTATACGCGATCCGGAAACATATAAGTTATACTGGGTAAACGTACAAGATGTGTCTAAGGTAATTATAAATGAAAGTGCTGGCAAAGAAGTAGAACAGTACCTTGTAAAAAATATTAGTTTAAATTTACAAAGCCAAGTAGTAGTTGACACTAAGCAAACACAAGATGCTCAGTCTGGTACTGCAATGCTTTCACCTAACAAAACAAATGCAGGCATTGTTAATACTGGCGGCACAAGCTCTCAAATGACAGAGTTTGCAGTAGACGCATCAAACATGTTACACATTGCACTTAGTGACGGATTAACAAACGCTTGGCCGTTTGGTAACAGTATACTTGATAGTGTATTTAAAGTGTACAAGCAAAAAGAATTATTAGAAGATAGTATTATTATCTATCGTGTACAACGTGCTCCAGAGCGTAGAGTATTTTATGTTGATGTTGGTAACTTACCACCGCATAAAGCTATGGCATTTGTTGAGCGTACTAAAAACGAAGTACACCAAACACGTATTCCAAATATGAGCGGTGGCGGAACAAAAGTAATGGACGCTGCTTACAATCCATTATCAATAATGGAAGATTATTTCTTTGCTCAGACAGCAGAGGGTCGTGGATCAAAAGTAGAAGTATTACCAGGCGGTGACAACCTAGGTGAGATTGACGATTTAAAATACTTTAACAACAAGTTAATGCGCGGCTTGCGCATACCAAGTAGTTACTTACCAACTGGAGCAGACGATGGTTCTGCGTCATACACTGATGGACGTGTAGGCACAGCAATGATACAAGAATTCCGTTTTAGTAAGTACTGCGAAAGATTACAAAACACTATACTTCCACCACTGGACAGAGAATTTAAAATGTTCATAAAAAACAGAGGAATTGAAGTATCAAGTAGTTTGTTCGAATTAAACTTTATTGACCCACAAAGCTTTAGCCAGTATAGAGAACTTGAACTTGACACAGCACGTGCATCTTTGTTCTCTAACTTAGAAGGCGTTCCTTATCTTTCAAGACGCTTTATATTATCAAAATATCTTGGACTATCAGAAGACGAAGTTATTAATAATGAGCGCATGTGGAAAGAAGAAAACAACACAGATGAGAATTCGTTTACAAATGATTCAGCCGCAGACTTAGGCGGCCTTGGTGTTAGAAACACTGACATTGATACGTTTGAACCAACTGACGTAGATGCAGAAAACGATCTAGGAGATGACATGGAAGTTGATGTAGACAATCCATCTCCAATGGGTAACACAGCACCAGGAGACACTGATGAGATTTAATGACTTAGCACAGAACGCAGAAGAAGATAACTATAATAAGTGGGAACTCGACGACACTAGACGTCCTAGATTAACCTTGCGTCACTTACACAAAATGAGAAACATGAAAGAACTAGCCAAAGCAGAACATGCAGAACAGGTAGCTGATTATAAAGATATCTATGGTGCAAATGACGCTGATGGCGTGTAAGATAAATAAAAGAGTAATCGTAGTCAAAACTGCGGTTTTATACGTATAATACATTGGTCTGTACCAAGACTTCTTAAATATATATGTTATAACCTGTTTAATAAAGGAGACACAAACTATGAGTAATCGAGATCGTTATAAGAAGATCATTGAGAGCCTAGTGAACGGAGACGAAGCATCAGCTTCAGATCTATTACATGAGGCTTTCGTTGAAAAAGCACGTGAAATCTGGAATGATATCGTTGAAGCAGATGAAATCATTGAAGATGGCGTAGCAGAAGAAGAAATTGAAGAAGCTATCGGCAATGAAGAAGCTGATGATTTCCTTGATGACATCGAAACAGACGAAGAAGAAATTGAAGCAGAAGAAGCATTTGGAGAAGCAGAGGAAGACGAATTAGACGACCTTGAAGCTACAGATGAACTTGGCGACGAAGCACCAGACTTTGACATGGATGGCGAAACTGATGAACATGAATCAGAACACGGCGACATGGAAGAAAAATTAGTTAGTGTGGAAGACGCACTAGCAGACCTTAAAGCAGAATTTGCTAAAATTATGGGCGATGACGAAGGCGAAGAAGAGGAAGGCGAATTTGAACCAGAAATGGACATTGAACCAGAATTTGAAGAAGCATTTGTTGAGTCTACAGATACTGAAGAAGAATCAGAAGAGCTTGAAGAAGCAGCTGACCTTACTAAAGTAGGCAAAGACGGCATGCATCCAGCAGATATGCCAGCAGGCGATGACGGAAAATCATCACCAGTTGCAGGCAAAAATGATATGGGTGGAAAGACAGTTCAAACAGGCGCTAAAGCATCTGAGGGTTCTAAAAAGGGCTTATCAGACGAAAAAGCAAAAGAAATGGGCGTAGCACATCCAGGCAGTGGCGCAAGTCTCAAACCTGAAACACGCGGCCACGGCGCAGAAAAGAAAGGTAACACTGAGTAATGTTAACACTAAAAGAACATCTAACATTTGATCAAGCAAATATCATAACTGAGGCCAAAGATAACGGCCACGGCGGTAAAAGCTTGTATATGGAAGGTATCTTTGTACAAGGTGACAAACGTAATCAGAACCAAAGAGTTTACCCGGTATCAGAAATATCTCGAGCTGTTAACTCAGTTCAAGAGAAAATCCAATCCGGTTATACAGTATTAGGCGAAGCTGACCATCCAGAAGACTTGCAAGTCAACTTGGATCGTGTAAGCCACATGATTGAAAAAATGTGGATGAACGGTGCAGATGGTTATGGAAGGCTAAAACTATTGCCTACTCCAATGGGGCAAATTTGCATAACCCTGTTAGAAAACGGCGTAAAGCTAGGTGTATCATCACGCGGTAGTGGTAATGTTACTGAAGGCGGATCAGTGAGTGACTTTGAAATACAAACTGTAGACATTGTTGCTAACCCAAGCGCACCAGATGCGTACCCAGATCCACTTTATGAACAAATAATGAACGGTAACAGAGGCAATATTTTGCTAGACGTTGCTGCCGCAAATTGTCATGATAATACAGCACAAAAATACCTCCAGGAAGAGGTATTAAAGTTCATTAACAACTTAGATATAAATAATAGGAGAAAGTAATGGCACATGCAATAGAACAACTCCTAAGTTCAGAAGTCCTATCAGAAGAAGTGCGTTCAACACTATCAGAAGCTTGGAATACAAAATTAAGTGAGGCTCGTGAAGAGATCACTGTTGAATTACGCGAAGAATTCGCAGATCGTTATGAAACAGATAAATCACAAATGGTGGAAGCACTAGATGCGATGTTATCAGAAACAATAAAAGGCGAACTGGTTGAATTTCAAGCAGATAAAAAAGCAGCAGTTGAATCTCAAGTAGAGTACAAGCGTAAAATTGTAGAACATGCAGAATTACTTGATGGTTTTGTGATGGAAACTTTAAAGAAAGAAATCGCAGAACTACGCAAAGACAGAAAGCTACAAGAAGGCAACTTCGCAAAGCTTGAAGACTTTGTAATGGAACAACTTACTTCAGAACTTAACGAATTCCACCAAGACAAGAAAGACCTTATTGAACAGAAGGTAAAACTTGTTTCAGAAGGTAAAAATATGATTGCTAAAGCTAAGGCAGCATTCATTGATAAATCTTCAACTAAGCTAGCTAGTATTGTAGAAAGTACGCTTTCAACAGAACTAGGTACACTTAAAGAAGACATCAAGAAGGCTAAAGAGAACATGTTCGGTCGCAAAATATTCGAAACATTTGCAGCTGAGTTTATGGGATCACACCTTGCAGAAGGAACACATATTAATACACTTTCTACAGAACTTTTAAACGTGAAGAATCAACTTGATGAATCACAGAAAGAGAACACAAATAAAGAGGCACAAGTCATAAAAGCACACAAGATCGTTGCTAAAATGAATGAAAGCCGCGCACGTGAATCAGCAATGTCTGAATTGCTTGCACCTTTATCGAAAGACAAGCGTCAGCTAATGACCAATTTACTCGAAACAGTTCAAACAACAAAACTGAAAGCATCATTTAATAAATACTTGCCAACAGTGTTAAACGAAACAGTAAAGAAACCACTAGCAGATAATAACAAGCTATTTGAGACTCAGAAGACTGAAGTCACAGGTAATAAGCCAGCTACAGCAGATGTTACATCTGAAGCTGAAATTATTAACCTTAAAAAATTAGCAGGTATCAAATAAAGGAGTATACCATGTCACAGAATTTATTCGAAAATTGGGGCGCAACTAAAGAAGCCCTTACTGACGGTTTAAACGGCAACAAGAAAGTTGTTATGGAATCAGTTCTAGAAAACACTAGACGTTACATTTCAGAAGCTGCAGATGCCGGAACTACAATGTCAGGCAACGTTGCAACATTAAACAAAGTTATTTTACCAGTAATCCGCCGCGTAATGCCTACGGTTATTGCTAACGAACTAGTTGGCGTACAGCCAATGACTGGCCCAGTTGGCCAAATCCACACACTACGTATCCGCTACTCACAGTCAGCTGGTGGCGTTGCAGCTGGTGACGAAGCATTATCACCATTCGCAATTGCTAAAGGCTATTCAGGTGATGCAGCAACTGGTGGACCATCATCAACAGCATCATTAGAAGCAGAAGCTGGACGCAAGATGTCTATCCAAGTTCTAAAGCAAACTGTTGAAGCTAAGACACGTAAGTTGTCAGCTCGTTGGACTTTTGAAGCAGCACAAGATGCTAACTCAATGCACGGTCTAGACGTTGAAGCAGAAATCATGCAAGCACTTGCACAAGAAATTACTGCAGAAATCGACCAAGAAGTTCTTACTTCTCTACGTACATTAGCAGGTTCTGCTACTGATACATACGACCAGGCAGCAGTGTCGGGCGTAGCAACTTTCGTTGGTGACCAGCATGCGGCACTAGCAGTTCTTATTAACAGAGCAGCTAACCTAATTGCAGCACGTACACGTCGTGGCGCAGGTAACTACGTTGTTGTTTCACCAACAATGTTAACAGTACTACAGTCAGCAACTACATCAGCATTTGCTCGTACTACAGAAGGTCCTTTTGAAGCACCTACTAATACTAAGTTTGTTGGTACACTAAACAACACTATGCGTGTGTTTGTAGACCAGTATGCATCTGATGCTACACCAATCTTAGTTGGTTATAAAGGCGAAGGCGAAATTGACGCAGCTGCGTTCTATTGCCCATATATCCCTCTAATGTCATCTGGTACAGTACTAGATCCATCAACATTCGAACCAACAGTGTCATTCATGACACGTTACGGTTACGTAGAGCTTAACAACCAGGCTTCATCACTTGGTAACGCAGCAGACTACTTAGCTAAGATCGATGTTACATCAGCTAACTTGTCTTTCCAGTAAATCTTACTAGAAATATAATTTACACAAAACAGGCTCTAAGGAGCCTGTTTTTTTATGACTAAACTACCAATGTCGTTGACATTATAAATAATATAATGTATAATATACGTAGATATGATTATATGTATACTGAATTATATTTTAGATAAATACATAGTGTAAAGGAATGTGTATGTAAGTTATATATTTTGCTATGTGATGTTAGCAAAATATATTGTGATAATAGTAATGAATTAAAACACATGAAATTTAATGCTTATTGCACATCTTAGTGTCAATTGTGTTGTACATATTGACACATACTAACAAAGCCCAGCATTGGGTAAAGTTAACAAAGGGAAGTTTATGTCGATTAATGTAAACCACAGTAGTGGAAAGATATCAACAGGTGGCAAAGATCTAGCCCTTGATGCAGAAGGCATTGGATACAATGTTAGTGTATCAAGCAATAGAGTAGTAGATGTACTCGATCCAATTAATCCACAAGACGCTGTAACTAAAATATTTTTAGAAAATGCAGTTAGTAACATAACAGGCGGAGTGGGTGTAACATTAAGCGATGTTCAAAACTTAATCAACAGCGCATTAGACACAATAAGTTTATTAACACCGCAATCACCACCTCAGTTTGCAACTAAAGTACTATCAGTTACTAGCTTATCAAGTTATAGAATTACAGATTTTACACAAACAAACAATACATTAACATCTATATCAGCATCACCTGGTTCCGTTGTTAATAACGTCACACGTTCTCAAAATTTTTATACTAACACACTAAGTGAAGCTGGGCCTGGTAATTCTGGAACAATCAATGTATACAAAAATGGTACAATTACATCAACTAAACTTCTAGATGCAACTATTAACAACGGCACATACACTGACACTGATAATTTAGTAATTAGTAATAATGTAGATTATGGGTCAATAACAGGCAATCCATTGGGATTTGATTATGTTATAAATGCTCAAGTAAGCGGCAATGTTCCTGCAGGATGGAATGATATATATGTTCAGCACGACCTTGTAGGCGGAACAAATTCTCAAACAAATAAAGTAGAATGGTACAGCGACCAAAGTTCACCAGGCAATCCGTTAGTTACAAACAAAAGCATTACACCTAGTAATGTAAACGTTGGTCAGGTATACTCTAGTACAATACCGCACTATACATCACAACAACAATTTGACATTAGCTTTAATGTGTCAAAATTAAGCGGAGATTTTTATCCTGCTACTGACAATTTTATTACAAGCGCAGGCACCAGCTCTAATAGTGCATTAAATACAATAAGCCCTATATCATATCAAGTAGCAGGCCTGCCTACTCCACTACCGAGAAACTATTTAAATGCAACATCGACGCTAATTGCAACATACGTGAATGTTAAAAATTCTACAAATATTGCAAGCGAAACTGAGACGCTAAGTATTAGAGTGGACAACAGTTACGCAACAGCAGTAGAAACATTTACAATAGGTTCCAAGATACTATATATGCGAGATGACAACAACATAACAAACATCATAGATGAAACGCAAGTTTCAGTTGAGTCAGTTGGTTACGGAAACGGCAACGCTAGACGCATATCAACTGTAAACAATGACACACCACCTGAAACAACGTTTAATGATTTTATAGGACAAACAAGTACATTGAATTCATGGGACGCAACAGTAGCAGGCGGCATACTGACACATGATCAAACAGATTACAGTGTTGGTTACTTGCCACCAGGACCTGATTTAAGCACAGGTAGATCTGCATCTCAGTATGTACAGTTTGCATTAAACAGAACAGCAGTATCTAAATTTGCAATAGAATACACTGGTAAAATAAGTGGCTGCTGGGTCAGATTACCAGGTGCTACAACAGATACAACTAGTTCGCAAAATGGTTGGTTAGATGCAACAGTACCGTACGAAGGAGTTGGTGTACCAGGCGACACTACAGCAGCAGGCGGCAATGGGTCAAATGGTTGTGGACTAGCAGGTGTAGTAATAACCGGATCACATCAAGCTAATAAAACTGTAAACATAACGTTTGGAACAGAATCGAGTTCCAATGCAACAGATGAAATGATTATATTAAGAATAAAGCTAGAGTCATTAGATTCCTTAACAAAGCTGAAATTTAAGACAGCAGACTAAGGGGACATTGATTGGCTATTAACGATACTAAAAAATTAGACTATCTTTGGAAGAAGTTAGGATATGGCTCAACTGCCACTGATGGACCTAGTAAAAAGAGTGCATCAAACGAAAGCATTCCAAGTCCTTTATTACTAAGAGGCGACAAGATTTGGGTTAACGCACATGAAGTTTCTGCCGTTATACCCACCACAAGTTCCGAGCATGTTCAGGTTCACAACGATACGCTGAGTACTACAGTAGAGTGTAGTATGGATAATACAGCAGAACCTTTACGTACATGGAAAACTGGTCAAGCTGACTGGGTACCACCAGAGTTTGGTCCAACATATCAAATCAAAGTCTATGTAGACTCACCAAGCGCCGGAGAACCTCAAACCACTGGAACACGACTATTCCCTGACGGGACTGGAAATGACGAATGGTTTTTTGATTATCAATCCGGCGTTATCCATTTTATCGGAGATTTGCTTCCTACTCCTGTTATTAATGGAAAAACTCTTTACATCACAGGTGCAAGATATGTTGGCGACACAGGACTGTCTAACTTCTCTACAGGCGGCGGTTCTGGCTCTGTTGGTGCATACCCTATATCTGACAGCTGGATATCAGACGGCACTGCAACTTCTTATATACTTTCATATTCACCTGCAAATGCAGATGCAATAGATCTTTATGTACATGACGTGTTACAGCGACCAAATGAAGTGTATAGTGTAGCCGGAAATATTTTAACACTAACAGCATCTCCAGCCACAGGCGCAGATATTTATGTTAAATACAGAACATCATTTACGACAGCAATTGGCATACCTGATAACAGCATTGAGCCTCGACATCTCAAAATTGTTTATACAAGTGACCAATATGCAGGTGATGGAATACAAACATTGTATGATATTAATCCCGGTCACACTGCTGACAGTATTTTCGTTATCGTTAACGGCCAGATTATCCCTCCGTCTATCTACACAGTAGTAGGCACTCGTCTTACACTTGCAACAGCGTCAGCTATTAATGACATAGTTGACATAAGATACCTACCAGTATAGTTTTCATATACGTTTACTAAAGTCAAATTGATATAAATACAATACGCACTGTGTGGTTCCCACATAGTGTGAATTCATGCGTATGAAAGAATTGTACGCTTTTATCAATATATTGATTGGAGAAATCTAATATGGCTTTTAGACAAATTAAAGCACCCGCACTCGGTACTGGTTCAGTAATCGTAGGCAAACTGGCCCCATCATCAGTTTCTGGCCAAACTGGTGCAGGTTCAGTCGCATCACTAGATACATTCCTATTGCACAGTGCATCATCGGACGCACTACTTAAAGTAACAGCAGCAGATCTTATCGGTTCATATACAACTGACGATCTATTAGAAGGTGCTAACAAGTACTTTACTAATGCCCTTGCTAAAGCAGCAGTAGTAACAGACATCGCAGATGCGGTTTCAGCAGAAGCAGTAATTGCACGTGCAGCAGAAGTAGCTAACACAAATGCAATCTCAGCAGAAGCAACTCGTGCAACAGCAGCAGAAGGCGTTAACGCAACTGCTACATCTGACGAGGCAACACGTGCAACAGGACGTGAAAATGCAATTGAAACTGCGTATCAGCTAGCTGATACAAATATACAATCACAAATCGACAATATTCTTACTAACGTCGATCCAGCAGCACTAGATTCACTTAGTGAAATTGTTGCTGAATTCCAAACACAAGACAGCGCACTATCTTCATCTATCACAGCTAACGCTAACGCTATTGCAGCAGAAGTTACAGCACGTGCAACAGCAGACGCTAGTCTAGCAGATGACATTGCAGCAGAAGCAGTAACAGCTAGAGCAGCAGAAGGCGCTAACGCAACAGCTATTACATCTGAAGCAGCAACACGTTTAGCAGATGATAACGCACTAGCAGCACGTGCAACAGCAGTAGAAGGCGACATTGTTACATTAAATTCAGGTCTAGCATCTGAAATTGCAACAACTGGTTCTGAAATTGCAACACTACAATCTGACTTAGCAACTGAAGTATCACGCGCAACTGGTTCTGAATCAGCTAACGCAACAGCTATTGCTTCAGAAGCAACAGCTCGCGCAAATGCAGATACAAGTGTTCGCACTGACTTTGCAACAGCAGACGCAGCAGTAACTACAGCTATGCAGACATATGCAGACGCAGCAGAAGCAGATGCAATTGCATCAGCAGAAGCAAAAGACGTAACTCGCGCAGCAACAGCAAGTGCAGACGCAACAGCTAAAGCTGATTCAGCTCAAGCAGCAGCAGAAGCAACAGCAAGTGCAGACGCAACAGCTAAAGCTGATTCAGCTCAAGCAGCAGCAGAAGCAACAGCAAGTGCAGACGCAACAGCTAAAGTATTAGCAGAAACAACACGCGCAGGCCTAGCAGAAGTTGCAAACGCAGACGCTGTTACAGCAGAAGCAACTACTCGTAGTGCAGCAGACGTTACATTACAAGACAACATTGATACATTGGAAACAACTGTAAACAATGTTATCTCTAACGTTGACGCAGCATCACTTGATTCATTAACTGAAATCGTTTCAGCATTTGAAACAGCTGATACCGCTCACACAGCAGCAATCAACGCAGCAGCAACAGATCGCGCATTAATCCGCACAGAAGTTGGTATTTCAGAAGGCGCTATTACAACAGCATTGAACGCAGAAATTGCAACTACAGGCGGCGAAATCGCAGCATTAGTAGCGGCAGACACAGCAGAATCTGCAAACCGTGTATCAGGCGACGCAGCATCAGTTGCAACAGCAGCATTAGATGCAACAGCTAAAGCTGATCAAGCAGTAGTTGACGCAGAAGCAAAAGACGTAACTCGCGCAGCAACAGCAAGTGCAGATGCAACTACTAAGGCTAACGCGGCGCAAGCAGCAGCAGAAGCAACAGCAAGTGCAGACGCAACTACTAAAGCTGATTCAGCAGAAGCAGATGCAATTGCATCAGCAGAAGCTAAAGATGTAGCACGTGCAGTAACTTCAGACGCAGCAGATGACGCATTATCTTTACGTGCAACAGCACTTGAAGGCGAAATGGATGCAGTTGAAGCAGATATTGCAACTAACGTAGCAGCTATTTCTCAAGAAGTATCTGATCGCGCAGCGGCAGACTTAACTCTTACTAATGGATTATCAGCAGAAGCAACAACAGCTAGAGCAGCAGAACTTGCAAATGCAAATGATATTTCAGCAGAAACAACACGCGCAACAGCAGCAGAAGGCGTAAATGCAACTAACATTGCAAGCGAAGTAACACGTGCAACAGCTAAAGATGGTGTACATGATACAGCAATCGCTACTAACGTAAGTGATATCGCTACTAACGCAGCAGCTATTACAGCAGAAACAGGACGAGCAACATCAGCAGAAGGTGTTAACGCAACAGCTATCTCAGATGAAGCATCACGTGCAACAGCAGCAGAAGGTGTTAACGCAACAGCTATCTCAGATGAAGCATCACGTGCAACAGCAGCAGAAGGTGTTAACGCAACAGCTATCTCAAGCGAAGCAACTACTGCTAGATCAGCAGAAAGTGCAAATGCAACAGCTATCTCAAGCGAAGCAACTACTGCTAGAGCAGCAGAAGGTGTTTTAACTACGGATGTGGCAACAAACGCTACAGCTATTTCAAATGAAGCAGCAACAGCTAGAGCAGCAGAAGGCGTAAATGCAACAGCTATCTCAAGCGAAGCAACTACTGCTAGAGCAGCAGAAAGTGCAAATGCAACAGCTATTTCAAATGAAGCAACACGTGCAACTGGAATCGAAGCCAGCCTACGTACAGATGTTGACACTAACTTAGCATCAATTAACAACATTATCAGCAACACTGATTCTGCAGCACTAGATTCACTAACAGAAATTGTTACTGCATTCCAAGGCGCAGATTCAACTATTAATGGTGCAATTACTGCACTAGCAGCTACAGCTTCAACAGATCGCGCAGCGATCCGTACAGAGTTTGCAACAGCAGATGGTGTTTTAACTACAGCTATCTCAAGCGAAGCAACTACTGCTAGAGCAGCAGAACTTGCAAATGCAAATGCTATTACAGCAGAAACAGGCCGAGCGACATCAGCAGAAGGTGTTTTAACTACAGCTATCTCAAGCGAAGCAACTACTGCTAGAGCAGCAGAGGGTGTTTTAACTACAGCTATCTCAAGCGAAGCAACTACTGCTAGAGCAGCAGAAGGCGCTAATGCAACAGCTATATCTGATGAAGCAGTAACAGCTAGAGCAGCAGAAGGTGTTTTAACTACTAACGTAGCAACAAACGCAACAGCTATCTCAAATGAAGCATCACGTGCAACAGCAGCAGAAGGTGTGTTAACTACTAACGTAGCAACAAACACAACTGATATTGCTACTAACGTAACTGATATTGCTACTAACGTAACTGATATTGCTACTAATGCAACAGCAATTACATCTGAAGCAACAACAGCACGTGCAGCAGAAGGCGCAAATGCAACAGCTATCTCAAATGAAGCATCACGTGCAACAGCAGCGGAAGGCGTAAATGCAACAGCAATTACATCAGAAGCATCACGTGCAACAGCAGCAGAAGGTGTTTTAACTACTGATGTAGCAACAAACGCTACAGCTATTGCAGACGAAGAGATTCGTGCAACAGCAGACGCAACTACTAAAGCAGACGCCGCTCAAGTAGCAGCAATTGCATCAGCAGAAGCAAAAGACGTAGCACGTGCAGCGACTTCGGACGCAGCAGACACAGCAGAAGCTGGCACACGTTTAGCAAATGACACAACACTACAAAGCAACATTGACGCAGAAGCAATTACAGCTCGAGCAGCAGAAGTTGCAAACGCAGACGCTGTTACAGCAGAAGCAAGCACAGCACGTTCAGCAGAACTAGCTAATGCAAATGCAACGGCAGCTAACTTAGTTGAAATTACAGCTACACAAGCAGGCGCAGGTTTATCTGCAACTGGTACGTATGTTGCTCCAACTACATCAAACTTCCATAATACAGCATCATCTCTAGCAGACGCTGACATGAAGATTGACGCAGCAGTTAAAGCAGAAGAAGTTGCACGTATTGCAGCAGACTCAACTCTAACAGCTAATTTAACAGCAGAAGCAACAACAGCACGTGCAGCAGAATCAGCTAACGCAACTAACATTGCAAGCGAAGCAACACGCGCAGGCGCAGCAGAAGTAGTTAACGCAAATGCAATTAGTGGTGTAGCAGCAGATCTAGTAACAGAAGCGGCAACACGCCTAGCAGATGATACTACTCTACAAACTAACATTAACACTTTATCAGCTACAGTAGCTAACGTGATCAGCAACGTTGACGCAGCTTCTTTAGACTCACTAAGTGAAATTGTTACTGCATTCCAAAACGCAGACGGTACTTTAACTGGAGCAGTTGCAGCTAACGTTACAGCTATTTCAGCAGAAGAAACTCGTGCATTAGCAGCAGAAGGCGCATTGTCAAGTGCAATAGCATCTGAAGCAGCTGATAACAATACAGACCACGCTACAGCAACAACAGATCGCGGAGCAATCCGTAGTGAATTTGCAGCAGCAGACGTAACATTACAAGCAGATATCGACACACGTTTACCACTAGCTGGTGGAACAATGTCAGGTAACGTTGCAATGGGCGGCAGCATGGTATCAGGCCTAGGCACAGCTTCACTACCAGGTGACGCAGTATCAAAGTCAGTACTAGATGCAGCAATCTCAGCACAAGATATGTCTCTTTATACAACAGATGATCTAGCAGAAGGCACGTCACTTTACTTCACAGACGCAAGAGCACGTTCAGCACTAAGTGTTGTTGACACAGCAGGCGCAGGCTTAGCAACATACGATTCAGCAACAGGTGTTATCACTATTGACACTAACGAATCAGTTCTAGACTTAACAGATGTATCAGATACTGATTACACTGGCAAAGCAGAATATGTATTAGCAGTTAAGCAAGACTTATCAGGTATGGAACTTGTTGACCCACTTACAATCTTTGTAACATCAGGTCGTCAAACTATCCCAGGTGATGGAGTAGCAACAACGTACTCACTAACTATTAATGCTACGCAAACATCAGCTTTGGTATTTGTAGGCGGTGTTATACAAGATCCTGCAACTCACTATACTATCAATGATGCAGCAGCAACAATTACTTTCGTATCAGCTGTTCCAGTTGACACACAGATAGTTGTAATTGCTCCAACAGCTGGACTAGATCCAACGTTAATTGATGGTCAAGTTACTAAAGAGAAGCTAGCAGCAGACATTAAAGCATATGTGCAGAAATCAGCAGTATCAGCTACAGGTTCAACTGTAACAGATACGTTTGACGGAACAGCATATCGTTCAGCTAAGTATGTTATCCAAGTGGATGACGGAGCTGGCAATTATGAAACACGTGAAGCACTAGTAGTACATGATGGCACAACAGCTTATATCACTGAATTCGCTATGGTTTATACCGGATCTGATTTAATTGGTGATGCAAGTGTGAATATGAATGGCAACAATGTTGAACTTACATATACACCTACATCAGGTACAGCAACAGTGAAGGTTATTGCAACTTACATTGATGTGTAATGTAAACTAAAAAACTAGGGTGTGGCAATGATGCTGCACCCGACATACCTGCTTTAATATGTAAATATAAAAGCAGTTAATATGGGAAAATTAATGGTAAATACATTACTACTCAATGTAGATTACTTTTTTCGCGAAAAAGGAAAATTAAATTATGGCACAGAAAAAATTTATAATCGACGGTGGATTCCAAACTAATGCTGATTCAGTACTAGCTGGCAATCTATCAATGACGGGTTCAATCATCCCGACAATTGATTCAAATGGTACAACAGGTTTCGACCTTGGTTCGCCATCAATGAAGTGGCGCGACCTTTATCTGTCGCAAGGTTCACTATACATTGACGGACAAAAGGTTATCGAATCTGACGCTGGTACGATTGTTGTACAAGCAGATGCAGGTCAGTCATTAACAACTAAAGTTTCAGGACTTGGTGTAATGACACTGTCGTCAGCTACAACAGTTAATATGGCAGCAACATTACAAATGCAGCCAGGTAAGAAGATTACTGACTCTGCAGGAAATGCAGTAACGTTTGGTGATAAAGTTGACATGGACAACAACCAAATCATCAATGTAGCAGCACCAACAGCAGACGGTCATGCAGCAAACAAAACATATGTTGACTCAGCAGTTAGTGACATACTTGGCGGAGCACCTGGTGCATTAGATACACTTAATGAACTAGCAGCAGCATTGTCAAATGATGCAAATTATGCAACTACTATAACAACTGCACTAGCTTTAAAAGCAACTACAGTTTATCTTGATGCGCAGGTTGCATTAACAGAAACATTTGCTACAGACCAAGCAACTACTAAAGCTACAGCAGCACAAAACGCAGCAGCAACAGATGCAACTACTAAGGCTAACACAGCAGAAGCAGACGCAATTGCAACAGCAGCATCAGATGCAACTATTAAAGCTAACTCAGCTGAATCTAGCGCAGCAACAGATGCAACTACTAAAGCTAACGCGGCACAGGCAGCAGCAGCAACAGATGCAACTACTAAAGCAAATGCAGTATTAGCAACAGCAGCAACCGATGCAACTACTAAAGCTAACACAGCAATCAGTACAGCAAGTGCAGACGCAACAGCTAAAGCTACAGCAGCAACTAACACAGCAAGTGCAGACGCAACTACTAAAGCT